TACCTGTTACCCCTACTGAAAAAGGTGATATGGAGGGGTATGTTGTAAGAATGGCTAGTTCTTTTGATATAATAGATTTTGACTATAATATTGCTAAGTATGTTAGAGCCGGGCATGTACAAACAGATGAGCACTGGTTAAGTAAACCTGTTGTAAAAAATAAATTAAAGATATAAAGGAATTTAATATGTCAGATATACCAGCTGGTTACCAGCTTCGGGTCACTACGTGGGAAAATGATGGTGACCACTATAGTACAGAAATAACCTCTGGGTTAACTAAGGAAGACACAAGGTTTCTTATTTCTATTGCAGAACAGTTTAGTAAAAAAGGTAAATATGGGAATGACTTCATAAAAGACACTGATTTAATTGAAGTTATATCAAATGCTTTAGAAAGTAGCTCAGGTATAACATTACTAATGCGAGCTGATTGGCAAGAAGCTTTACAAAATAGTATTGATGAGGGTGATGGTGCTTATTATTTACATGAAATACTAAGTGATACTTTACTAAGCTGCCCTCAAGAGGACTATGGTTCTGGGTTCTGTAGAAATGTGGAAACAATAGAAGTTTATTATATACCTGAAGATATTACTGAGGTAACAAAAGAATTTATTTAAAGGAGTTAATGATGGAAAGGCAATTAGCATCTATCCAAAAAATCGTAGATTTACAACCTATCGCTGGCGCGGACAGAATTGAAGTTGCCTTTGTATTAGGTTGGCAATGTGTTGTAAAGAAAGGTGAATTTAATGTGGGTGACTTATGTGTATATTTTGAAATAGATTCTCAATTACCACCACATAAAGCCTTTGATTTTATGGCAGACCGTAAGTATAGAGTACGTACTATTAAGCTACGAAAACAAATTGCGCAGGGATTGGCATTACCAATAAGTGTACTAACTCATTTTAGTAGTAAGCTTCTTAATAAATACAAAGAAGGTGATGATGTTACTACTTTAATAGGCGTTACTAAATATGAACCACGTCCTGATAATGTAGATCCAAGTAGTAAAAAGAAACTAAAGCCAGTAGTTAATTATTTGATGGACTACTTCTGGTTCAGGAAGCTGTACAATATTATTATGCCAGGTAAGACTAAAGGTAACTTTCCTGAGTTTATTAATAAGACTGACGAGACACGTATACAAAGTTGTCCTATACTTCTGAGAAAGAATATTGGTAAGTCCTTCTACTTTACTGAAAAACTTGATGGCAGTTCGGCATCTTACTTCTTTAATACTGCTTTAGTTGGCAAAAAGCTAGGCTTATTCAATAAAGATAAAGGTAATGGCTTTGGTGTTTGCTCTAGAAATCTAAGGCTTGTTACACCGGATAATAGATACTGGTGGAAGTATGCTAAAGACCATGAGCTTGAAGATAAGATAACATGTATGTCAAAGTACTTAGGATTCAGTATTGCTGTACAAGGAGAATTAATAGGTCCAGGTATTCAGAAGAATAAGTACTGTCTTGATGACTTAGACTTCTATTGTTTCAATATCTTTAATATAGATGATAAAGTATATGTGTCTATAGAAAAGAAAGAAGAGGTATGTAAACTATTTGGTATAAAAACTGTACCGCGTGATGATACTGTAGTTGTTCTTACTGAAGATCATGACGTAAACTTTTTTGTTAATCTTTCTAAGAGAAAGAGTAAATTAAACAAGAAAGTTACGGCTGAGGGTATTGTTGGTAGATGCACTGATGATGATACTATAAGTTTTAAAGTTATAAATCCCGAATGGTTATTGAAGAACGATGAGTAATAAATCTTAATTGTGAGGTATTATGAGTTTATATTTAGAGTTGTATCATGGTAGAGATAATGTAGATGATAACCTTGATGACTGGGGATTTGACGGGCCAGTAATAGGTCCATTAGAACATATGACGTTCACCTATATGAATGTTATAAGAATATTTTTTGCTAAGGAAGCAGTGGCTAAGGCATGTGGTTTTGAAGGTAAGGAAGACAACTGGATAACATTTGAAGATGACTTACTATCATTTCAAGGCAAGTACTATGGTGATTTCTCACTTATTGATTTACCGGCTGCCAAAGTTAAGGCTATGCGTAAAGAAATAAATAGAGTAAACGCTATTCCTTTTAACAAATACAATAAATAGCTATGAAAAGAATACCAGTTATAGTTTGTGCTGCTCTACGTAAAGACGACCTAATTATAGCTGGTCCAAGACACTTTGATGGTATTATGCGTGCCCAAATAAGAGCGATCTTAGGGGATGAGGCAAAGAAATTTGCTTATGCTGAACAAGGTTTTGTGGATCAGTTTGGTACTTTTTGGAATCGTATTGATGCTATGATGTTAGCAAGAGCATCTGGACAACCGTTAGATATGAAAAGGAACGGCTCTAAAACAGAATTATTTAGTGAGGGTTTATATTAAAAGAGGTGTTAATGGACAAAACAACTGTAAGAATACATAATGAGATACCTGACTTATTGAAGCCAGCCTTTCATGTAGATAGACCTTGGGATGTTATTGCTGCTTATCCAGAGGCTGCTTGGAAAGCATTAAAAATTATTCATGATGAAAATATTCAATTAAAAGAAGAGATTGCACAAATGCAAAGTGCAGCTAAAGTAACAGAAGTAATACAAAACTGCGGTGAAAATCGTTGTAGGGTTGATAAATGATCGCGTACAAATTAGTACGTAAAAGAAAAGACGGTACATTAGCACCACTGTTTATAAACAGAAAGCTAACTTTTAAACTCAACGAATGGCTGCAAGCGGAATGTGTCCCTACTAAAGGATACGCAGTACGTCAAGGATGGCACACTACAAGCGCTCCTGAAGCACCACACCTAAGTAATAAGGGCAGAGTATGGGTAAGGGTAGAAATTGATGACTACGACGAACTACAGCGTCCTATAGCTCAAGGTGGTTTATGGTTTATAGCTCAAAAAATGAAGGTACTAAACGAACTATGAAAATTAAAGCTAGGCAAATCAAACCAGGAATGGTGATTGACAAAAAATTCAAGGGTGACCATGATTACATGCTTGTTACTTCAGTTAAAGGTTATAAAGAAGTAGAGTGTGCTCACTTTAATCATTGTGATGGTTATATGGGACGTATGATTGGTTTCTATGATGGTAAAGAAAAAGTAAAAGTCATTACCAATAAAAAGAAAAGGGCTAAGATAATTAAAGATATCCTTGATGATGTATTCAAACTTCTTCATGATACTGAAGATAATGTGGCTCTTATAAAACTTATTCAAGCTATGGATAAAGGTATATGAATATAAATCAGACAATTATAAGAAGTATACTTAAACACCCATTACTATACAAAGACGTAAACTTTGAACTGTCTCGTGACAAAGTTCTTAATCACCTATTCTTTACTAATGGTAATGGATTTGATTGGTGTAATGGAGAACTTGTTGATGTTTTTGAAGGTGACAAGCATGAGCCTATGCAAATACCAGAAAATTACTTTAGTACTCCTATAATGAGTACAGAGAAAGATGAAAGTGCATTGTTCAAAAAATTTCGTGAACAAGATGGTGAAGCGTATAAACCACATGAGATATGTTCCAAAGAGGCACTTACAATTTATCCTATTTGTCAGTATGCTGCTATAATGAATTTACCAAAGGATTTAAAACTCGATTGGTTAGAAGCTGGCGAGGATGCGTGTTACTTAGCTTTAGACTACTTTACTAACCCTTATAAACATTGCCGTGATCATTATATAAAGCAGTGGATGGTGCGTAGAGAGTATGATAAAATAAAAGCTTTTTTAAAGGAGCAAGTACATTTTATTAGCTTAAGTATTTTAGAACTAAGTAGAATTAAAAATGGTTGGTATAAGCACAACTGATGAACTAGGAGGATTTAACTTTGGTAGATGCTAAATGGATACCTATAACAGATATGGTTTTGGGGGGAAGATACGTCTGTATAGCTCGCAACTTTGATATTGGTACTTGGAATGGTAAAGAATTTAAATATAGGCGTGCAGGACAGCTTGGTACAGAACTACATTGGGATAATGGGGAACCGCACGGCACTGTAAAACCTTTCGTGTTACTGTCTTTAGATAATGACGTAATCAATACTTATAAAAGTAGGGTAGGCTAATGAAATTTCATAGATTCATGTCACAAGAAGAAGTACAAGAACAAGTGTCTAAAGCTATGGTACCTCATATAATACGATTTGTAATAAAAATAATGTGCTTAGCTGTACTAACACTTATACTAATTAATTATTAACGTAGAAGGAATTAAAATGAAAACAAAACTGTTATTGTGCATTGCTGTATTAATGTTAAGTGTAACATGTGCATTTGCTGCTGCACCTACAGACACGGTAATATCACAAGAAGCATTACTTAATATGAACTCAAATGAACGAAACGCTATATTTGACGCTTTAAAAGAACAGAATAAATTGAAAGCAAAAGCCATTGCTTCTGTTAATACAGAAACTGTACAAGCACTTGCCAATATGGATGTTGAAACATTTAAAGGTAAGGCTGTAGCTGTAGCTGATACTCTTGTGGTGTTCTTTGATAAGCTCGGTGTCAAAGCAAATGAGTTTGTTAAAACTGATGTTGGTCTACTTGCAGCTATAGGTATTATATATAAGATGGGTGTATTTGGATCTTTATGGGACGCTACTGTCGGTACTATAGGTATTGGTATTTTTCTTATTATTCTGTATAAACTTAACACAAGAAAAATTATAGTAGTAAAAAAATATGGTATGGATGGTAAAGAAGTGTCCTCACAGGAAACTTTAGTACCTAAGTTTTCAGCAGTCGGTACAGATGACGATAATGATAGAACTATATACTCTGTAATAGGTTCTATAATTTGCGTTGTTATGATAGTAATATTCTTAGCGTGTATGTAATATGATGAAATTTAATAGACAAAAATGTAGCAATATATTTTGGATATGGGCGGGTATAGGTAGTATATTTTTTGTTATATGGGGTTTTACTTTTTTGCATTTAGCTACATTAGAGAATGTAACTCCAATAGCCTTGTCTGCAAGATCTCCAATTGCTTTTGGTACATTAATATTTATATCAGGGCCACTAGTGTGGATTGCTATATGTATTGTATTAGTAGGTATATTATGTAGTAACATACTTCCCTTCTTATTCACCTAACTACAATAGCTAGTACAATAGAGTCATAACTATTGTACTAGCTATTGGTCACACATAGCAGTAGTGGTTTATATATCTATATTCAATTCTATCTTTAGGGTCTTTTGGTTTAACTCCATATACTCTATATTTATATTCATTTTCTTGTCCACAAACAGGACACATTTCAAACACAGTTATATACCAATATTTCCCCATAGTACAACTCCTTAAATAGTTATAATCTCTGCATGATCTTTATGTATTATTACTTGGTGCTCTACATGACAACTTAATCTACCAGAATCAGTAACTACAGTCCAACCGTCAGATAGCCTGTGATTATCCGCAGGACCATCTACTAACATTGGTTCTATACAGATGCACATACCAGCTTTTAATTTTATACCTTCTATATCCCTACCAAAGTTATGTATAGCAGGTTCCATATGTAAATCTCTACCTATACCATGACCTATATAGTTCTTTACTACAGAGTAGCCATATTCTGTCGCGTATGACTCGATTACTCTACCTATGGTACCAGTAGTCACCCCTTCTTTAGCTTCCAATATAGCCCCATTTAAAGCCATTTGGGACACATCTATTAAATCTTGTTTGTTCTCGTCAATACTACCTACACCAACAGTAAATGCCGCATCACCATAAAACCCATCTTTAAGCACACCCACATCTACACTAAGTATATCACCATCCTCAAGTTTCCTAACGTTCGGAAAGCCATGTACTATAACTTCATTAGTACTACAGCAAGTACAAAAAGGAAAGCCTCTATAACCCTTAAAAGCGGGTACACCTCCTTCAGCTAGTATTATTTTTTCAGCTACGCTGTCTAACTCTAGAGTAGATATTCCTGGAGCTACTAGTTTCTGTAGTTCTTTATGCACTAGGGCTACTATTCTACCACTCTCTCTCAACTTGTACAAGTCACTACTAGTATGTGTAACTACCAAGGTACTCTCCTTATGTCTGTTTTTTCGCCCCCTAAGTACTACTCAGTAAGTAAGTAAGTACTACTTATACGTTAGTTTGTTTTTGTTTGTTTGGGGTGTTTCTCCCCAGTTTTTTTTTTAATTTTACTGCGAAGCGAGCCGCCTATTGAACCGGTATACTTTTCATACCTGTGAATATTTTAAGACGTTACTATTTTAATAAGTTGATCATGAAACTGACTACTTTCTGTACTACATAAATTAGTCATCTCATGTTCTATAACAGCTTTTTTATTAGATAAGGATTTAATTTTACCTTTCATAAGCCCCCTATAATGGATCTGCATAAAAACCACTTCATCTCCTATATTAAGCTCACTACCTAGAAAATCTTTTTTCATTTCTGCCACCTCATTCACACTACATTCTACAAATCTTATTGGAAATAACTTTCGCCACAATCTTATAAATATATTTCTTTCAGGCATTATTATTTCGGCAAAATCACCATTTAGTTTCTCATTAAGATGTGTTGGTTAAAAGCTATTTCCCAATAGTTATTACCAAGTCTTCTGAATCTGATTACCTTCATGACAACCTCTTATTTAATTTTACGATACAAACACTATCCCATCGCATACTTGGTCTTCACTTGTTATTGTAATAACCTCCTTCTCTAAAGGTTTAATTTTAATATAATGATCAGAAAATTTTACAGGCATAAAGCCTAAAAAAGCATCAGTCGAAAATAAGAACTTACCATCCCAAAACCATGTTTCATTTTTGTCTTTCTTTGGTTGCAGCATAGTGCCAGGTTTTAGTGAAGATAGTAAAGCTTTTCTACCTATGTTACTAAAACTAGTTATATAACTTTGTAAATTAACAGTTTTTGATACTTCATTAAATATATCTGGAAAAAATTCTTTTAGATGTTTAACAAATAATGGTACTTCCTTTAATCTATAATCAGTAATCTCTCCACCAAACATAGCCATAGGTCTATGTCGTAATAACATCTCTATAGTTTTTACATTGAAATCTTTTTCATGTATAAATGGGCTGCCGGAAGACATGAAAGTAGCGTTAGATATAAAAGGTGCTTTAGATTCATAACTCATATGGGGATAAGGTAAATAGTAGTAATCACCTACCTTAGCTATTAATTTTTCAGTAGTTGTTAATTTGTTTAAAAACTCTGCATACCTAGTTTGTCTTTCAGAGATCCATGTTCTAAAAGCCCTAGCACGCTTAGTAGGCCCGTATTCATGACTTACCTTACCATTGGGACAACGGCAATTAAACATATCTTTTTGTACACATTTACCAAAAGAATATAGGCTGCAAGTGTCTTTAGAAGAACAAGAGTAAATCCAACATTCTGCTCTATCAGATGCTTTAGATTTAAAAATAGATTTAGTTGGGTCATATACACGTACATCTATTATTTCATACTTTTTATTATCTACCATATTATAATTCTCCTTTAACTCCCGGCCCTCTGGCGAAGCGAGCCAGCCCTTGAACCGGCTCTCTTTTCATACCTACGAAATTTTACAAACTAAAATGGTATTTCGTCCCAATTATATGGCCTTTTAAACGCGAGTTGCTGTATGTGTGGGCATCTTGAGCATTTAGTAGTTACTACCAATGCGTTGTTACCTGTCCATACAGGTTCTTGTAGTGTAAGTCTGTGACCAAATATTTTACAAAGTAATTTAGATATCATAAAAAGGCTCCTTAGGGTGGTTACCGTAGTTTTTACACTTAGGATTTATACAATTAAATGCACCAATAAAGGTGTATTTTTTAAAAGAAGTACTACCACATACAGAACATAGCCTTGTAGGGAACGGAGACTCTCTTAAAAATCTTATTAATGGTGGTTCTGGTGGATGTTTCATAATATTATTAACTATCAAATAAGTAACTTAAACTCTGCTCGTTATGAATACCTTCAATAGCTTCTGCAAAAAGAGTGGCTGAAGAAAGTACTTCTATCTTAGAGGATAATTTTATACTTGTATTGCATATAGTATCAGTCACATATAGCTTTCCAATTGATGACCTTTCTAAAGTATTTATTGCTTTTCCGCTAAGTACGGGGTGAGTACAATAACATTCTACGGAAGCAGCACCATTATTCAATAACACATTAGCTGCTTTTACTAAGGTACCTCCTGAATCTACCATATCATCAGCTATAATACAGTTCTTACCTTTTACCTCACCTATCAAAAACATTTCTCCTATTTCTGAAGGCCCTGTACGTTGCTTATATATCATAGCTACACCACAACCTAACTTACCTGCATAACTCTTTGCCACTTTTATAGACCCCGCGTCTGGAGCTACAATACATATTTCATTATTAGGGTGGTTAGCACTTATATGGGGTACAAATACATTAAACATATGTAAATTATCTACAGGGATATCGAAAAATCCAGCTATCTGTGGGCTATGTAACTCGGAAGTTAATAGTCTATCAGTACCTGCTGTCATTATTAAATTAGCCACTAATTTAGCTGATATAGGTACACGTGAAATAACTTTTCTATCTTGTCTACTATAAGGGTAACAAGGAAGCACAGTGGTAACTCTATAACAGCTAGACCTTTTAAGGGCATCAAGTATAAGTAGTAACTCCATTATATGAGTATCTGTTGTATTGCTTGCACCCTGTATCACAAATACATCTTTGTTACGTACATTTTCTTGTATTTCTACTCTACACTCCCCATTACCAAATGTGCCTGTCATTACAGAAGTTAAAGGGACACCCAATAATTCAGCTATGTTAGTAGCTAAAAATGGGTTTGAACTACCGGAAATAATCGCTAATTCTTTCATATTAATTCCTCAATTTTTTGTTTTTGTAGGTTGCTCATGTAGTTTTTAAGGTTATGCTTTGCTTCAGCAGCATAGTGTTCAAGTATAATTGCCTTATCAACCATAAGATTCTTAGTGGAAAAAGTGCGTTGAAAGAATATCTCCTCTCCTGATATCTCGTCAAAGGTTTTAACACGTAAAGAACATCCATAATTCTCGCATATCACGCCAACAATACAGTCGTAACCTATCAGATATTCAATTCTTAAAAGGTCTCTTGATGTAATCAACATAATTGCTCTCCTTTATTTTTAAGTATTTTTTAATTATTACTAATTATACATTATTATATAAAGGAAAGCAAGTAAAATGTTAATTATTTATTTTGTCCCTTAAACCTGTGGTACATTAAAGCCTGATACCATTCAGTATGCCAATTACGATCAAAATTTGCCCTAGAGTTACAAGATCTACAAACTGTTATTAAATTATTAGGATCACAATTCTTTTTATTATAATCTATGTGATGAATATTTAAAACATTATCAGTTTTAAAGCAGTATGGGTTCTGACAAATATTATTATCTCGTGTCCTGATGGCTGCTTTGTAATATTTATCAGACCAGATTGGGCAGTACTTCTGAAAAGATAAGCCACCTTTCCAGTTCCAATGCCCTTCTCCACACTGTTTTATTATAGCACAAGTTGGGCATCTGTATCCAAAGTTGAAGTTTCCTAAAGTAGTACTATGATTATGGCCATTAGGACATTTATATTTTAATTTGGAGTTACTATTTACATAGCTTTTGGATAATAAAGTATAGCTCTCCTTTTCAAAAATATTTCGAACGTCAGTATAATTTAGTAAGACATTTCCAGCACATACACCACATCGTTTACCTTGCTGAAAATTTGCCCATGAAATAGATGTATTATGTTCTTTATCACAGAGATAGTTTAGCTTAATATGTGCATTTATATATTTTTTAGATAATAAAATATATCCTTCTTTTTCAAAAGCTTCTTTAATTTGCTTGTAAGTCTTCTTAATTTTATTAGAGCAATAGGGACACCTATTTCCTCCTTGAAAACCGTGCCAGCTAATAAAATGCTTATGTCCATTACAACAAACATATTCAAGTAATTGCTTATTATTTTTATATTCTTTAGTTATTAATATAAAACCTGCACTGAAAAAAGCTTTGGCTATAAAAGCTATATTTAATGGTACCTTACCCATATTATTGTATATCTGCCATAGAACTTTCTAGTTTTAAATGTATACCAGTTTCATCTACTCTAAAAGTCTCAAACCTTACTTTACCTTTTCCTACTAAATCTCTAACTTTTCTTTGACTGGCACTTAGTTTTGCTTTACCAGACTTAAATTCTATAAAAATTATAGCATCTTCTTCTATTTGTAACCCATCACAAGGCCAGCCTAAAAAATGAAAAGATTTGTGGTCATACATGTACCCGTTAGTAAAAGGTAATAGTTGTTCTGAAATTTGTCCTAAGCGTACCTCACTAGATTTCTTTTGGCTAATAACCGTATTATTCTTTGTCTTAAGCCTCTCTATGCCAATGTTTTGTGTATTAATTTCTGAACGTTGGCTTAGTATAAGATTTTTCTGCTGCTCAACCAACTCATTCAAATCTAATAACTCTGCTTTTGTTTGTTCAGAAAGCTCCAGTGCATTTTGTAACTTCTTGTTATTTTTGCTTACTAACCTTTTAAAGAATATATAACACAACAAAACTATAGCTAGTATAATAGTTATGTTCATAAGTGCAATTGATGTCATTGTTAATTCTCATTCCTTACACAAGATACGTAAGAAGTCATAGCATCATACCCTTCCTGCACACCCCTTGTTGTAGCAGCAAAAGAGAATGTAGACTTGGTTTCAAATGAGTAAGTTTTTGCTGTTTTAAACACATCTTGATTAGCACCAATGAATACAAACTCCCAACCAAACTGCTCTTTACGTTGCTCAATCAAAGCCTTGACCTGTGCAGCTGTAAACTCTTTAGATGAGTTCTCCTCACCATCAGTTATAACACATACAATAACTTTGGCTGGTCGGTCTTTAGCCTTCATAGCCAACATCTGCTGACCAACTTTGTTGATAACATTACCAAGAGTGTCATTCAAAGCTGTAGAACCGTTAGGTGAGTAGTTAGCAAAACTTAGTAAGCTAATATCCTCTAAAGGCTCATTGTCTGCAAGGTACTCATAAGTATTGTCAAATAAACAAACTGTAGCTAGTGCCTTACCTTTTATTTCACGTTGCGCTTTTACAAAATTATTAAAGCCGTCAATAGCTCCCTGCTTAATTGCTGACATGGAACCACTCTTGTCTACTACCATTGCGATAAATGTTAAATTCTTTTTCATTGTACTTACCCCCGTTGGAATATTGTATTTATTGTTTTTTCTTGCTTCTCTTTTAGTATATAGTATATCATAATACCTAACCATATTGCGTTGGCTACGGCTATAAAAATACCTCCTAAAAAAGATGCCCATTGACCAAGATGTGGATAATAATATAGATTCCATATGGACCAAGTACTAAAGAATGCCACAGCTCTCCAATCCACACCTTTAACCTTTTTTTCTTTTAGTAAATTTAAAATACTTAGTAGTATAAATGGTGCACCTAGTAGTTCATAAGTACCATTTATAACGTCTTGCCAAGTCATTATAACCCCCCCCCCCCTAATAGTTATTCCTGCGCTGCGTCCTCTTCATAGTCTAATCTTTTATGATATATATTAGATATTTCTGATGTCAGAATTTTCCTTATTACTCTTAATTGCCCAAGTGATAATATATCTAACTGTTCATCCTCTATCATACCATTTATGAGTCTATCTATTGTTGCCTTGTAGTCATTTAGTTTTCCACCATTAGCTAAGGCCCTACAAGCGCTTTCTACAACATCACAACACATCAATATACATGATTCTACCGAAGTAGGTTTGGAAGACCTATACTTAAAATGGTCCTCCACAATTACACCTTCGTATAATTCTTTAGCTTTTAGATATATAGATTTTATAGTACTATTACCATGATGCTCACTCACTATTTTTATAACTTCTTGTGGCACATCTAACTGTATCAACTTTAACACACTGTCAGACAAATGCCTAGATATAAACTGGAACGAAACTTGTGGGTCTAATTTGTCATGTGGATTTATACCATTTGATTGATTCTCTATAAAATTATCAGGGTTTAAACATTTACCAATATCATGTAAAGTAGCTGCTAATATTAAAGCATCTGTATTTAAATCCAACTCTTTGGATAAAGGTTCACATAATTGTGCTACATTTTGGCAGTGTCTGAATGTACCAGGTGCTATCTCTTTAAATCTATCCAGTACATGTACACTACTTAGTAAAAACTCTTTAGTATCCATTTTATTGCCTATTATGAAGAATTATTTATTAATTACTGATATATTATTACCAGCCATTGAAGGTACCATTATACCAAATATACAATAGAGTGTCAATACTAATAATGCGTATAAATAAAGCTAATAAAATCCCTCATACCTGTTATCTTGGTTTAATTACTTAAAGCCACCTCATATTTTTTACAAGGTAGTTCACAGAATATAGATAGTTCACAAGCTATTTCTACTGCTTTATCTACATCGTGCCCTAAGTGGAGAGCAGCAAGAGCGAAGTCCATCCCAGCACCTATAGCAGAAAAGTTGAATATTTCTTCTACAAAGAAGCTCTGGACTCCGAACACGTGGCTATCAACAATAAATATATAATCATTGTTAATAGTAGGGGAGTTGGTTTTCTTGTTTTTCCAATCCGAGAACTCTGATAAAAAATTAATCAGTGCCGCTTCAGATGCTTGCTCTGGTCTACGTGTACTACAAAATACATATAATAATGCACTCTCTTCTGCAGTACCTGTACTACCAATAGTCATACCATTAACTTGTGTTAGTTTAGAGTAGCTATTAGTTGACTTACTTTGTGTCCACCCCCGTACAGTAATACTATCGGAGGCTATTTCTATTACATCAGGTAAAATTTTAACAGCAATAACACTCATATTTGCTCCTTATAAATCATAAGTTAAGTAAGTCGGTATAAATCTCATCTGAAGAACGGATAAGTTTATAAGGTATTTTATATTCTTCAAATATCTCAAGCATAGCATCATTAACACTACTACGAAAAGTGTCATCAGTATCCCTAACACCATCAACTACGTTCCAAGAAAAGAAGTTGGGATCTAATAAGTATATAGCCTTGTAATATTTTTTAATATGTTCTGATAAGTAGTTAGCTTGTAGTAAACTAATCCAATCTGGTTTACCCACCACCCTACCGTAACATACAGAGTCTAATACACTTCTGTCTACAATTATATAGTCATACCTATCCATCTTTTCGATTTCTTTTGTAACTTGTTTAGTAGATATCCATGCTTGAGTCCTATCATCCGCCTCCCTATTTATAGGAAAAGGGCTTTCTCTAGCTAGTTCATTAATTATAGCTACATTCTTACCTAGTTTCTTTAAGAACGTAGCTATACTATAAACTATAGTTGTTTTACCACACCCATGTGTGGCACTCACAGCAATAATTTTTTTGTCCATATAAACTCCTTGTAATACAATAAATCAGTTTACACTACTTTTCATATCAAGTAGTTTCCATAATTCAATATAACATTCATTTTCATAAAAATTACATTCCTTATCTGAACACCAGACAGTCTGACTTTTTAGATCGTAGTTACCGTGGTCACTACCACATAAAGGGCACTTTGGTATATCTTCTGTAGTATAAGTTGTAGTCATAAATTATCCTTAATTAGAATGCCCCATAGTTCTGGAGTATTTTTGTCTTCTTTCCTGTATTACCTTATCTCTTTTTCTAATACTACCAAGAAATTTTTGTGCACACCTAGCACAACAGAAATCTTTTGTTTGATATATAAAAGAAAAGGGCTGGCGATACTCTTTCACAACCAGGGTTATCCACAAGAAGTCATTATCATCCGCGTAAAGGTCATTTTGGCCTTTTTTCGCATACTCATCTGTAGCATGGTAGCGTTCTAGTTCAAGGTCTTTTCGTTCATGCCTCTTCATAGATACATTACAATTATCACACACATACTTATCTGTCTTATAGGTTAGCTTACTCATGGATAACTCCAGTATAATTCTTTAATTAAGCTTGGTCAAACTGTACATTTTCAGATGCACATTTAGTGCATGTAAAAACTTCACCAAAAGTCTTATGACCGTCTGCCTCTTCAAACCCACAATCCATACAAACGGCTTTGATTTTTACTTCTTTCTTTTTAGCTGTCTCTTTATTTTGTTTTAGTCTTCCGTTAGTACTATACATTATTAACCTCCGTTATTTAGTAGTAAAGGGTCTTCAGGCATAAAATCAAAGAAAGCTGGATCTTGAGACACTAAATAAGGGGCAGATACGTCTAAGCATCTGACATTTTCAGACGCCAAGTATTTATATTTTGGATCTTTCCCCCATATGCGTAATCTCTCAGTGATAATCTTCCTTCCAAGACCTTGCTGTATCATATTATTAAACTGTCTCTGATACTTATATCTTATGTACCGTATGTAACCACTACGCATAAATTCCCAGATAATTTCATCTTTTTTATCAAGCATACTATCTGCTGTAGTTATAACTATATAACGATACCCTGCAAATAGGTCGTACAATTTTTGCATTGCATAGCTATAATCAAGTGGGTCTATACCTATAATAACAATACCTAATTCACCCACCTCAAAACAATCAGGTAAGTTACTACCTAATGGTACCCGCTTATGGGGTACCATGAAGGTAGTTAACATTATAGAAATCTCAGTTGGTAGTTCTTCTAAACTATACATTAGCTATTTCCTTTAAATTCCCTTTAGTGTCGCTTTCCAAGTAAGTAGGTGCCTTGCTTGGTTTTTTAGTAAACTTAAAAGTAACTCCACCTTTAGCTGTAGTAACTGTAACTATAGTATTAATAGCTGTAACACCCTTCAACAACTGTACGGCTAAAGGGGTAGATATATATCGCTCAATCGCTCTTTTCAAAGGACGGGCGCCATATTCTTTAGTAATACCTTTCTCGTATATGAACTCACAAACCTTTTTATCAAATAGTATTTCGATATCTTTATACTTAGTTTTGTTACTCTGAAGATTAGTATTCAATTTAAAAAGTTCTATATCAATAATTCTAAAATAATCCTCTTTAGTAAGGTCGTTAAAATAAATTACTTCGTCTAATCTATTTAAGAATTCTGGTTTAAATTTTTGCTTTAAAGCCTTCTCTATTGCACGCTCTTTTTTATCCTCAGTAACTACACTAACGTCACCAAAGCCAATGGTTTTAGATATACTAGCAATATTTTCAACACCTACGTTAGAGGTCATAATAATTACAGTGTCTTTAAATGATACCTTAGTACCTTTATTGTCTGTAAGTCGCCCCTCCTCTAATACCTGTAAAAGTAGTTGATATATTTTAGAAGACGCTTTCTCAATCTCATCAAACACTACTACGCTAAAGGGATTTTCAATAATAGCATTAGTTAATAAGCCACCATTTTCATAGCCTTGATAACCATTAGGGGAACCAATTAACTTAGAATACTCGTGGTCTGCGGAATACTCTGAGCAGTCTATAGTAATTAAGTTATCCCTATCCTTTATCAACTCATTGGCTAATATTTTACCAGTTAAACTCTTACCACAACCTGTAGAGCCAGCGAATAAGAAAGAACCTATAGGTTTTACAGGGTCTTTTAAACCAACACTTGCTCTTTGTATTGCTTCAGTTAAGCTGTTAACTACCTTATCCTGCCCTATTAGGGACACCTTCATGTTAGTAGCTAAATTTAATAGGTCTTCCTCAGGAACGTCAGCAAAGACTTTCTTCTTCTTGTCCACTTTGTTTGCAAATTGGTCCATAGCGGTAGCTCCTGAAGACATAGTTTTTTTTCCGGTACCACAGTCAGTACACTCTGACTGTTTCTTATCCTTATTAGAAAGCTCTTGTGCATTTTCATAAGTTAAAAATGTATTACAAGAATGACATATATCATATAACTCTTTCATCAACAGAGGGGGCGACACTCTGGCAGGTACACCCATATTCTCAAGGGTCTGAAAAAGGACTTCAAAATCTTCAATGCATAATGTTACAATAAATGTATTAAAACTAACACTGCTATGAAAAAAGCGATTACCAATTAGTTTTGCTAAATCCTTTTCTTTAAACACTTTAACTGAAACATACCTACCTATACGCTTCCACCACTTATCTTTAGTATCATAAACAGGGACATCACTAACTTTTTCTATAGGGTTACCTTGCGCGTCAACAAAACCATCTACCAGTTCTTGGTCCGGTGTTACACCCATTTCAGGTATGTAATCCCATAAAGGATTATCAGCCAAAGCTATAGTATCCTCTGGGTCTGTAATCAAAGATTTTAATTTTAAAATATGATTTTTATTAATAATAATATTGTCATAAGCAAGGCTAGGATTTTTATCCATAATGGCATTGATTATACTATTACGAAGCTCATGAAAATCTAAAGTAGACGCAAGAACTTCTTCACTTATCTTATGAAGTATCTGATTAATATTGGCTACACATGTAGCAATTAAGTAGTCGTCAAACAAAATTTTAGCTACTAACCCATCATCCTTAGCAAAAAAGGCTAATTTATCTTCTATATCTTCTTCTTTGATTTCAAGAATGAGTAGATTAAATTCAATCAAGTCACAGAAAACTTCATGTACTTCATAATTAACATTGTCAGTCATTAATAATGCCTCACTTATTTAGAATTTAAAAATGTTACCATGTCGAGAGCGTCTGAGTATAACATAGTATCTAGTGATTCTGGTATGCTGCTTTCTCTTGTAGCATAAAATTCTTTGGCTGCTTCTTCAAAAGAAACATTCTTTGCAGAAAGCCTAGTATTAATTGCTACTTTTTGTACCATAGTCAAAGCGTGTTCTGCACCTTTTTCTGAGCTAGGTGTATTAGGAGTACTGGGCATAGACCCTGGCACTGCTGTCATTTTAGGTAACACACTTGGTCCACTTGGTACACTTGGTACACTTGGTACACTTGGTACACTACCACTTGTGGGTGTTAACACTTTAGCTACTTCCTCTGCAACTGATTCTATAGCTGTATTACTCATACCACCTGGAACATTTGGAGTACTTTGCTTGCCTGTTGGTGGTGTCGGTGGTGTAGATGAAAAAGATGGTGGAGTATCCACCGATGCCGTTGCCCCCATTGGGAAAGCGGTACCTGTTGTAGAATTAGGCATTGCTGTCTTTGGCATAGACGGAGTAAATGATGTACTCGTTGAACTATCTGATTCATCATCATCCCCTTCCTCAAGAAATAAGCCTACGCCCCAGTTTCTGGCGGCACTTTTTATAGCCTTTGAAGTTGCTGATTTAAAAACATTACCTAAGTCAACACCTCTAAATTTTTTAGCTGAGCCAAACCCATCTTGTTTTGCTAATACTCTACCTTCATCATCATATACTCTAAGTGATGCCAGTACTAATACTTCGTCATCAATTACCTTATGTTCTAAAATTTCTAATCCCCAATTACAATTGAAAGCTTTGTTCAACCTATCAAGTACATATTTTGTTTTAACATACTTAAACCCCTGTCCTGGTTTTTGGTCAACTTTCAAGTCTTCGTATAATTTATCTATAACATGTTGTTCCATAATAACTCCTTTTGGTTAAATTTCAATTATGGTTAATTATAACTCACTAGTTTGTGTTTGTCAACCATTAATCAGTCTTTCTACTTGGATGTTTCTTTTTTCTACAATAAATAGTTTTATCTTTAACTACTTTTGTTTGTGTATTATACTCTAAAAATTCTTTACGTGCAAGCTTTTTTATTAACTTTGTTCTTCTTTTTACTAAGTCATCCTTTTTGTTTGACACGGCATACTACCCCCAAAATGTTCCAGGTATAAGCTCACAGTCAAAGTAATCCTTCAAGATATAAATATCTCTTTCAGAAAGGCCAGCATCTTTAATTTCATTCACTAATAAGCTTATACGCTTTTTTATTATTTTTAATTTTTCAATTTCTTTTTTATCTTGTTTATCCACATATACTCCTATAATTGAAATTAAAAAACTACACTACTAAAAGCTAGTGGTGTAGTTTTCCTCTGTAGAGTTCTGTATAAACTCGTCTGGGTCAATGAGCTTGTAGCTTATAACCTTATTACCATCTTCATCAAAAGCATCCACAAAAAGAAAAGCGGACTCGAATGCATCTTCCGACGAAAAATATATTGCTTCAGGTCCATCTTCGGACGATGCAACAAAGTAAACGGCCTCCATAAATATCTCCTGTATAAATTTTTAAACTGAATACTACCTCTATTGTATACAAGAAACATTATTAGTTATTTTGCTGTAGCCATTACATTGTCTACTACTTGTTCATACCCAGGCCAATTATCTACACCACTGCCTTCTAAAGCTATAAGAAAATTATTGTTTTTAATTAACATAGCATATTCTTCTTTTGATATAGTTACTGATTTTGATGCTAACCATTGCCTTAATCCAGCTAACATATAGGAAAAATCATCAAAAAATAAAACCCCGTACACATTTTCGTTATATGGATACCTTATAGACATTACAGGTAAACCTATACTAACAGCATATTGCTGACTTGAAGGGCTATCATCTATAAATAAATCAGCATCTTGCAACAAAGGGTGTTTATCATCAACTGTATGAAGTTCATCAAAGAATATATTATGTTTATTAAGCCAAGCTTTAGTTGCTGCCTTAGATTTATATGTTCTATGAGAAGCTATTTTAACATAGAAGCCAGAATTATGCAACATATTTGTCAGCTTACCCGCGCCTTCAAAACAACCAAACTCCTCTTGACGCATATGTACCGCGTCAATAGTCTGTTGAAAAATATGATCATCCATAAAACCCTCACCAAAATTCCAGCTATTCGTACTTCCTGGGAAGGGTATATCCGGGTTTATCTTTATAAGTTCTTCATACCAAGCAGGTGCCATAGACCATAGAATACCATCAATATCTACAACCGCTATTCTTTTATACATAGTGTCTCTTTGGAAAAAATCTTTTTTAACCATGTTAGTAATCCTTTATTTTTCTTTTTAGTTTATATACGGATAGAGAGGGATTTGAACCCTCGGTGGCTTTTATACCACACTTGTTTAGCAGACAAGCACCATAGGCCTCTCGGTCATCTATCCTTAAATTAGGAATTAGTAGATAGTAGTTCTGGTATAATAGTACTAGTTACTAAGCTTTTGTTTTTAACGCCAGAGTACATCTCTCTCAATAATGACATCTTAGCGTGACGTCGCTCATCAAACGTTACTTCTGATACTGGTTTCTTAAACATTCTGGCTGCCAATGATTTATAAAAGTCATATTCTTCCATTAATTATTACCTCAGTATTTAATTTTATGTGCCTTTTTGTGGCACTTACTACATATGGTTACTAAATTTTTAGCTGGCTCGTTCCATGGGTATTTCCTGGTGTACTTTAAGTGATGAAGGTGTAGCATTGTTTCTGTGTCGCCACACTCTTTACATTTCCAACCATCTCTTTCAAATATCTTAAGTCTTTTCTTTTGCCATTTTGGGTGTTGCAAAGCTAAAGCATACTGCTCTTTAGTGAGTTTGACATAGGGTTTTCCTATAACTTTGGCTTGGGCTTTCTTTTTTATTTGTTTGGTCTTTGGTTTTTTCATATACTTAGTACACTCTTAAACTATTATTATAGATTTCAAATACGCCAGAGTTACCTGTTCTCAAATGTACAATTGTAAACTCATCGCCCTCGTAAACCCATTCTTGGCCAAAGGCCGTAAAAGTTGTACAACTATTACCATCAATAACATCATTATACTCTGGTGCTACGTGTATTTTGTAGTCATCTAATTTCCAATGATAAAATTCATTAATATAAATAGAGTGAGTATTATTATACATAGTGTCACAATTAAAATATCTCATTAATTCTTCTCTAGCCGTGAAGTAGTCATAAAATAATTTCATACAGACCTCCTTATAAAAGTTTTAAATCCCCTGTTATTTTATCAATATCTTCACTAACCCAAGGACCTATACCGACACAAGTGTATGTGGGTACACCACCAAATTCTGTTCGACCAGCGTCTCTTATTAAAGCACAAGGAATACAAGCTTCTTTAGACCTAATGTATATATCCATGAGAGCCTCTTCACTATCCACACTTACAACAATTTTGGTAAAGGAGCTATCCAACCAATGTTTTATAGGATCTGGTGCAAAAATAGGGTCTACATCATCATCTCTTATTGCTTGATTTATGTCAAGCTCAGCAAGTATTACAGCTAAACTTGCATGGGCGCCTTGCGCAATCATCTTACCTTTACGCATATTTAAATCTTTACGCATAACAATAACTTGTTTTGTTTCCATTAAAAAATCTCCATACGTATTGTAGCATCAGAAACAAATGCTTCTGAGTATTTGTGACCCATTGTTCTTGTATAAACCATATCTATATCTATAGAATGTTCTGCACAACGTATGCCTGACTTCTCTTTAAAGTCTTCTAAGATTCTAGATACTTCTTTTGCTATCTCACTTTCTGCTTCTTTTTTCATTTTAGAAAGTTCTTTTACTGTTATGTCGTACATATTAACTCCTTTTGCCTCCAGAGGGAATCGAACCCCCGTCACACTATTTTAGAGGTAGTTGTTCCACCATTGAACTATGAAGGCTTCTAATTTAAATAGAGCCGTACATAAATAGTTAGGTACGGCTCTAAGTTTTATAATAAAGACATGTTAGCAAAATAATCGTTACTGCCTAGGCTTGCTATAGCAGTAAGTTGATTGTTAAAATCAGGCTCTTTAAAACTTGTATAATGGATCTTACCATGTTTAAGAAGCGCTGTCAAGGATTTTAATTCATCCTCATCATTTACTTTTAAGTACACTAAAGTACCATTAGACCAATGAGTATTATTTTTTAACAAATACTCGGCTAAGGCGTGGCCAGCTTGGACCGCTTGCTGGGATTTAGATAAATCTTTTCTTGTAACTACATATAACTTATCCTGCATTTGCAACAAGCTCCTGCTTTTTAAGATTTTCCCAATGAAGGATGATAGGTTTCATAATCCTATCTACGTAGTACGTGTCAGGCTTGTTATCGTCTGCACACTTACGTTCTATTTCCTCCATAGATCTACCTCTTATCAAACAGTAAGCTATGTGGTGGTGCCTATAATCATATCGTAGATCATCTAATCCAGCTACTACACCGTAAAGAGAACCCTTACGTTTAGATTTTTTATTTCTAATCTCTACCGCTGCTTCTTTTAATGCTACTTTTAGTTCTTTTAATGTTTCTATTTTAGTATTAATTTTCATAATTTTTTCTCCGTATTTATTTATTAGTATAGTAATAATAGTAGTAACAATTATAGTACCAATAAATTTACGGTGACCTAACTACCTAGACGAATCCTGATTTTGTCATAGTCCCTCCTTTGTTAATTGTATTTAGTTTGTACTATCTCCGCATCAGTGAAAACATGGGTATCTTTATCAGCACATACCCACAGGGGAAAACTTTCCCCACTATTATCATGTAAGTGAAGACCACATAACTCACCATTTTTTATTTGCACCCATTTATACATGTAATGCTTCTTCCTGCGTACAGCACCTATAAAGTGGAATACTTTGAGAACATCAAATTCACGTATCTCATTCCCTTTCTTATCTAGAACCTTCTTCATGCTTAGACCTTACTTCTCTTCTTTAGGGCCACTAGTATCAGTAGTGTATCTACTTACTCTATCGTGACAAACTATACAGTGTACAAGCCCTTCAAAATTGTCAATTATATTGGAGTCTCTATATACACCGCCGCAACCATTTTCACAGGGTCTATCTAGTCTATCCTTTACGTTGTTAAAAGGTTTAATCAAAGTAAATCTCCTAGTTGTTAAATAAATTAAATAGTATCCCTATTAAGGACTACTGCCAATACACCTTTAGAATCATAAATATGAGTACTATTCAAAACAGTTTCTAAATTATAATCATATTTAGCAAATAAGTCAAGCCACCATTGCTTAGAATGTATCTGAATGTGTGTTTTGTCATTCTTGCTTACTTCTAAAACAAAATCCTCCCCTTCAATAGCTGCTACAGGTATACGTACAATAATAGTATTAGCTACTGTAATACTACCTAATAAACTATGCAGAGCATCTTCTGGTATATGTTCTAATACATCTAAGAATAAAACAACATCAAACATTCCTGACAATAGGCCAGGGTCATAGTGGTGCAGTAAGTTAGCTAAATTATAATGCTTTTTACCAAACTCTACAGCCCAGTGACTTATATCTGTGCCTTCACAATATACATATCTCTCAGTTAATTCATATATTAAACCGCCAGTAGCGGCACCGTAGTCTAAAACGCATTTATGTTTTAAATAAGGTAATAAATCATCAGCTAAACCAGAGAACTTCTTCTCACGGTAGTCATCATAATTACTGATGGTACTTTTTACATAATAGTTTTTATCAAAAGGCATAGTATAATCCTTAAATAAATTTAAAATGCTCACAAGGTAAAATCACTTGCTCTATCAAATCATTGTGCTCATTAAAAAAACATTTTCCTTCTTGGCATAAATTAGTAGCAAAAGCTTTTGGTGGGCTTAGCCAATGTCTAGTTATGTCTTCTATAGCGCACATTCTAAAATTTGGGTTAAACTTTCTATCTATCAATGGATTAGCTGAACAATGATACACAAAGCCGTCAGTATTTACGAACGGTTTCAAAAGGCCCATCCAACAACGGTTAGGTACTGTATATTTCTTCTGTTGAAAAAAGAAACCTGGGTATTTATTTAAAAAAGGTTTTATAGCCTCAGTTGCAGCATCAATGTCATCTATCGACAGACAGTTTGGCACCACCCTAACATAACTTGCGTTGTACTTATTATAATAGTCAGCAATTTTAATTAGCTTTTCCTCAGAAGAAAGTTCAGTCCAGACGTATGAAAATCCTAATGTTACATTACTTGGTATATCTATAGTAATATCTTCTACGTAGTCTAAACAATTTAAACTAATTCTAAGCCACTCTAACTTGGTTAAGTTCTCTTGTGAAATATTAATTAACTTAACCCCGTTTGTTATCATACCTATATTATACCCTAAGCTAAATGAAAAGTCAATAGCTTCATTTATATATGAGTACATTGTTGGATCTCCGCCGCCGGTAAACTCTACTGTCTGTGCACCTAGGCCTTTAAAATCTTTTAATATTTGCTTACACTGTTCTAATGTGAGTGTATTACCCTCACGTGCTTTTACTGAGCACATAGTACAATTTAAGTTACAGGTATCAGTAGGGGCGAGTTGTATAGATATTGGCTTAAAGATACCATTTTGCATCTCCTGAAGCCTATCAAGATTGTGTAGTAGTTTTGTTTGGGTACTAGTATATAATTTCTCTTTACTCATAAGTATAGTCCTCTATTATTAGGTCTGTATTCCATTTTAGATTAGCAAAAGCCTTGTCATGCCATTCATGACTACAACAAGTTCCCATATCTCTACCTCTATGGTTTGTTCTAGAGTAAGAAGGGAAGATTTCATACAGATTATTTTTTTTACAACAAGCAGCTATTGCCCAATCCCAACCATAAGAATTAAAATACTTTAGTGCAAGCTCATCATTAAACCAATGGTGTTTAAATACACCCTCAATGTTATCTTTAAAAGCACACCAACCTAAGCCTGTGAATGTACCACATCTAGTTAATAACTTACTAGGCTCACTAGGGTTACTATCATAATTAAATAAACCATAACTATTGAAGGTTAAGGGTTTATCTCTAAAAGTTCTTTCATAGTAATCAGCAAGTTTTAATGCGTCAGGTGAGATGAATATATCATCATCCATATGACAATTAAATGTACTACCTGCATTAAAAGCCATAGCAATAGCTGCAAACTGATTTAATCTATGATTTTTTCTAGTAGTATTAATAGTAACAGTCATTGAAGCAAAGCCATAATTATTTTCTAGTACTTTTTTTATCTCGTTAGTTTTTTCAGATGGGTCAACACTTATAAAGAAATGCCAATCTTTTGGATTACATTTAGCAATGTCTAGTAAGGTTTCTTTTAAGTAGTCAGGTCTATTGTATGCAGTCATACTTATTGTTTTCATAGTAGACTCCAATTATAAATATTTTCTATATTCTGGGGTTGTTATACACAAGTGCTTAAACATATACCTTGCTATGGTTGTAGATATATCTTCTACTACAAGCTGTGTAACCTCCTCACGGGACTCGAAACGACAGTTAGTATTTATCTTACCAAATATTTCTTCCCCATTAAGACTACACTTGTATAGAATAATTTCACCTACGGATGCCCAATTTTGTGAAACTGTTACGGCAATGTCTATGACAGTGTTAGATATTTTAAATGAATCAATTGTAGATTTCTGTGCTTTTTGTACAAACTCATGATATAAACGAATACTGTCGTCTGTTGGGGCTTTATGCTCAGTTATTGTTCTAGCATAAGGTACTGCAGTTTCTCTAACTGTTCCTGTATGATAAGTGTCAAACATATAATTCTCCTTTAATTCTTTAGATAATGCTTTTATTCACACCAGTCTTTTACTTTTGTCCCTCCATTATACTTAACTGCCAGGCCTTTGTCAAGTAAAATTTCAGCTAAGTTGCCTTCTGATGTAATAACATCTGCAACGATTCTAAAATACTTGCCTCGGCGTGTATTAAGTAAAGATAGGTATTTGGTATCTCTTAAAGTAACATATACAAGTTCTTTGGCTTCTATAGCTAAATGACGCTCTTTGTCACACTTACCATGTATCTCAGGTGTATCTATACCATAAACCCTTATGCTTATCTCTTTACCCAAAATGTCCGGTACATCGTCTATATTAACAGTAATAGTGTCACCATCATAATTTCTAACCACATGTACAGCATGAAAATCTCCATACGTTTTATCTGTAGCTTGAGCGTTGGTATAGCTTAGTAGTAATATTGTTGTTAGTAAAACTAATAATCTATTCATATAAAGCCTATTGTAAACGTATAAAATTAGGAGTAGAAAACTTTAGATCCACTTCTCCTATGTCTAGGTGACAGTGCGTATGATGGTTATAAACAGTACCAGTGTTTTCTGATAATCTAATACCTGTTAAGTCAAGCTTATATTTCCTAGCTACTGTTCTAAGTTCACTAATTAATACATCATTAACCCTAAAAACTGTACCTGGAATTATTTGAGATACTCTTAAACAATATATTAAAAATCTTTCAGCATCAAACACACCTCTTTTCAATTTTGTACCTGGGATATCCCACATGTCTGTGGATTGTCTTCCAGCGGTGCTGTTAGTTTCAAAAGTATAATATCCTTTATCCACTGATATAAACTGTTTATGACTAGCACCAGGATGCCTATCATCTACGTTTTTATACGTAGAAAAGTCATAGTAACAAGCAACCCTATCTTTTCTGTCTGGGAAATCAAAATATATACTAGCATCAACCAACCATAGGGCTATAAATCTATTAGCCTCAATGTATCTGTAATCTATATGTCCTATACAACTTTGATACGCCGAATCTCTACAACCTATTACTTTCATGTTCCTACCACCCTTGCAATAGTAAAATGTGGAGAACCGTATTGGTCAACAAGCATTTCGTCAGGTCCTAATATTTTCATTTTATAACGCCAACTTTTTATATTGGGGTGATCAGTAGGTAGTATTAAATGCCCTTGTTCAGGTGCCAGTGTTATCTCTTGTGTTTTTATAATCTTAGAACCATCAGGCCATTCATACCAATGTACAGTAATTTTATTTTCTACGCCAGAAGGGTTATCCAAAACAAAGGCTACCCATTGTGGTTTATCATCCTTTATATTTGGGTCTTTTGGGCGACTTGCAAAATAAGGTATCTGAAATATTTTCATTTATTTTCTCCTTTAAATTTTAATTAGTCTTATTATATACAAGACACTTTATTAGCGGATACTCGGACTCGAACCGAGATCTTAAGCTTGGAAGGCTTCAATGCTAACCATTACACCATACCCGCATTCGGAGAGCGTAGGATTTGAACCCACGGGGCTTTCGCCCTTCAGTTTTCAAGACTGATGTCATAAGCCACTCGACCAGCTCTCCTGTTGTTTGGATGCGGTAGGACTCGAACCTACGAAGACCCTAAGGCCGGGAGATTTACAGTCTCCAGCAATTGCCACTATGCGACACATCCATGTATTTGGTGCTAGAGGGATTTGAACCCTCGCTGCCGACGTGAAAGGCCGGTGTCCTAACCTAGCTAGACGATAGCACCATGTGTTGACCCAGAGAGACTTGAACTCTCGACCTCGGAGTTAAAAGCTCCTTGCTCTACCAACTGAGCTATGGATCATTAATTTGGACTCGGATGGGATTGAACCACCGACGCTCGCCTCTTCAGGGCGACGCTCTACGACTGAGCTACAAGTCCAGTGTTTAGTTCCAACTGGCATCGAACCAATGTCTCACGATTATCAGTCGTGTGCTCTAACCAACTGAGCTATGGAACCACTAAAAACTATTAAGATATTAATGCTAATTGTTGTCTAATATATCTCATAAATATTATTGCCTTTTCTCTTGCGGGAAAAGTAGCCTCACCACAATCTACTATAGGCACAGTAAATATAAAATCGGTGTCTTCAACGTGATAGTGAAGATAACCAGCCCTATAGAAATCAAAACAAACGTACCTATCCTTAACTAATTCTTTAATGTTCATAAATTCTCCTTTAAGTTGTGTAGGTAAAGTAGGGGTTGAACCTACGACTTCTAGCATATGAGGCTAGCGTTCTACCACTGAACTATTTACCCTTTTTAAAACAAAAAAGGCGACTTAGAGTGTTATCCCTAGTCGCCTTTAGTATATATTTATACTTAGTTCAACTAGACATAGCAGTACATTCCCTCAATTTTTGAGGAGCCATAAAAGAAAATCTTTTCATAGTTTGTACTAATCATAGTTGTTTACCTAATTTAAGTTTATTATTACTGCTTATAATATGTATAAGCGAGATATATTATTAATACTACTCCAAGACCACCTAGCAATCTTACATAAAAATTACTGAAATAGGGCCAGGAGCTGCTGGTGCCAAAAAATCCACTGATACGTCCTCTATAATGGAGGGTTCAGACTCGTTAGCTGCGTCATCAATTGCTACAATAGAGAATGTATAAGTACCATCAAGTGCCGGAGCAATGTTGTTAAGTACGAACTCTATATTACCATCAGCATCAGTAACTAATTCATCCAACAAAAATAGCTTACTATCTGCAGGATCAGGTCCCCAGGATAGTTTGTATGAAACTACATCTGTTGATGTAGACGGAGCAAAAACTAATTTAACTGTATTCATTATTATTCTCCTTACTATTTATTTTTAATTATACAATATTATCTAGGTTAGTTAATTAGTAGTATGGCAGTTAGTACATGCTATGCGTTTTTCAGCATGTTTTTTATGGCTTTCACTTACCCAACTCTTAGAGGAGTGGCAGTTATTACATAAATTTTGCCATGGCATCTCTTTAAAACCTGTTGGATTAACTTCACCTGTAGGTGGTACTGGTGTGTTATCCTCATCATTACTACCTATTAAATCACCAGAACCTACCCTTACATGACACTCTAAACAGCCCTGATGTACTAAATAATCTTCAGCTTTAAACCCAGGTGTAGCGTGTGGGTAATGACAAGTTTTACATTTAATTATGTCACCCTTAAGTAATACTGCTATACCAGTACCTGAAGTAATTTCATTACCACTCATAGGGTCTTTTACAAAACCCCCATTACCATCAGACACTTTACGTCCAACAGGCTGAAAATCATATTGAGAACATATAAATCTATCCGAAACTACTACAGCATCCTTACCATTATGGCAAGGCGTACATGCAGTTATTCCTTCTCTCTTAACTCTATTACCATGGTTAACACCATGAGCATTACCTGGAGAAGGTAAAAATTCAACTACTGGTGGCTCAGGGTCTGGGCATACTATCGGATCTGGACATATAGTTGGATCTTCACAAGGTGTACATAGTGGTGGACTATCCAGAGTAAGTGTTTGTCCCTCTTCAGCACTAAACCATACCTTATCAGCAGCACTAGCTATTGATAAACATAAAAGTGTTAATACAAAAGCGATGCCAATGATCTTCTTCATTTTTTTTTATCCTTTAATTTAAGTTAGTAAAACAATTATACTACATTATTTAAACACTGTCAATAAATTAAATCTGAATAAATGGTTTATTAAGGTTATCCTCACTACAAATAAGCTGAGGAGTTTGCTCAAATCTGCGCTTTCTTAAAAGTTCTTCTGCTTTATCACGTAAAGTTTTCAAATCAATTGTTGGATTTTGTAGTAGTAATCCTTGTACTACGTAAGATAAAGCTCCCTGATACCTATTAGTAAAGTAAGCATCAGCAGATGTTTGGTCGTCACTACAACCAGTTATAATAGAAATATTATGTTTACTATAACTAGGTGGGCTTATAGGTATAATAGGCTCTGGTTGAAATAGGAAGTCAAAAAAGTTTTTATTTAAATCATCCTCGCCAAAAGATGATGTTGGATCAAATAAATCTTTTGTTAAAGTTGCGTCCGATACACGGGACATTAAATCTAAAGGTGTAGGAATTTGTTTTACTAACCTATCTTTAGGTATAGCAGCTCTGTCAATAGAACCACTATGACATGCATCTACAACCATAGCTATATGGTGATTATCTTTCAATTTTTTCATTAACCTGGCTATCTGGTTATCCAAAATGTAGTTACCTTCCCAATTAAAGTCAACTGGGCACATAAGTTCATCCATAGAGTCAGGTTCATAGTTATCTTCCGAGTAATCTTGTGTAGGAATTTGTGCTCCATGACCTGAGTAGTAGAACATTTTATTCTCAGCATCATTTGTTATCAACCATTCCATTCTTTCCATTATATTATCTTTTGTAGCACGCTCATCTAATATTAATCTTATCTGGTTTGCAGGAACTTTATAAATCTTAACTAATATATCCCGCATTATGATAACATCGTTAACACAACCGTTGAGTGGGCAATCAGGGTATTTATTAATACCTACAAGAACTGCACTAAAATTAGACATCTAATTTCTCCTTATTTAAATATTTTTATTTCTTCTTAAACCTAATTCTTTAAACGCACTTTTAAATCCACCTTTTCTGTAACCATTCCAAGCAACCCAGCCAAATAAACGTAGTACAAACCAAGCAGCGTCATTTAGGAAAAATCTACCATTTACATATGTGTTTATAGCACGTATTTGTCTATCAAAAAAAGATCGTTTTTCTCTATTAAAAACTTTATTATTATTGACGTCTAGTAAATAACCATACTGATAGCCAAAGTCATGAAAAATACTACCTATAAGTAATATACCGACTGGATCTAGAATAGGCCAAAAGACTCTTGGTACTGATGCGCCATCAAAAGTAAAACCTTTTGGTATAAATAAAGTAGTATTCAACCAAGGTATATATAATGTATAGTCAACATCAATAATCCACATACGTCTACTAAAAGCATGTTTAACCTTTTTAAGCCAGGGTAGCCCACGTGTGGGTATACGTAAAGGACTAAATGAAGGCATCCTTATAGTGGTATCTATCATTTTATATCCCCTTTCTTAAAAGATACACTCATGTTAGTAGAAGAAATATTTCTATGTATCTGTGTATTAAATTCTTTTACATTATTTGGTGACTTGCCATGAAGCCTAAAAAGAAACATAATTGTAATAGAAGCTAAAGCAAGTACATGAAGTCCTTTACAAAAAATTACCATAATATCCATAGAAGTTACCTGAGTATATATTAATTATAATTAGGAGCCTAATGGCCCCTCCCTTACATCCACAAGAGTGACCCTTAATTCACCTTTTTATAATCTGATATAGATACCCAACTGTACGAAAAACCGTTTCTACTTGTAATATTTAAGTTACTACAATAAAATAGGAAATCCAAACACCAGTTTTTTGTTAATGTGTATAAGGTTTCTAGATCAGTAATAAAGCACTGAGGGTCAAGTTTTTTCACACTAATCTTCCCTAGGAGCTTTATTTCTTAAAGCTTCTTTTTTTAACTCTGTTCTTGAGTCTAAAAATCTTGTATAAAGTTTATACATAAAAAATAGAATTATACCTGATTTACCTGTACTAGTTAAAGCAGTTAAGTCAGGCATATTACTAGCATGTACTGAGGCTACAACATCTTGTACGGTTGTTGCATATTTAGCCATATCCTCTGGTGATACAATCTTAGTAACATCACCACCTAAAACTTCTTTTAGTAGATACAAACCTCCTAATAATACACCTGCTAAAGATTGTCCTTCTAAGGATTGATAGGCTGGTTTTACATCTGGAATCTCTTTTGCCATAATGTGTGTCTCCTATTTAAAGTACTACTACTGCGATACTTAATATTTTAATAGCTAAACCTAGTACATTGGCCACTAAAGTCAAAGTTGTATTAACTTTAGTATTTGAATTAGCATCTATTAGAATACTAATTTTTTTAGATGCCTCAACAGCTTGTCTATCGAAACTCTCAAATAACATTTTTGTATCTGCATCAAAAGCATTTTCATGTGCTTTAACTACACTACGTGCTGCAATGTAGCTATTTTTAGTCATATCCCACATGGTACTAACGTCATACATATTAAAATTAGTTGTATCTAACCTAAGCAACATATCATACTTCATAAGTAGTAATTTTATTGTTGCGTCTACATCTATAAGTCTGTCCCACTCTAATGGTGTGAATATTTTATTTTCTTCTTGTTTAAAGTTTAATAAATTTTTAACCTGTACGTAAGAGTCACTGAGAGAAATAACTTCTAGCTGTAAAGTTGTGCTATCTATAGGAGGCTGTGCTTGCGTAGCACAACCCCCTATAAGCAAAATTGTTAAAAGTATACTAAAGAACAATTTTTTCATGTGTACTCCCGTTCAGTTAATCTGTAGCAACTATGTCTCCTTCTAATGAAGCGGCACCCTCTAAAGCAGCGTCACCATTATTAGTCTTATAACTATCGGTATTAGTGGTATTATAAGAGTCATGCACACCTGCACCATTAATGCCCGTCTTAGCAACATCAGCTAAATTGTTTGATTGTACAATACCTAAAGCTATGCCACCTATTCCTAGTATTGTGCTTCCCATTTTTCTTACAGAATCTCCAACAGACTCCGGCGCCTCAATCTTATTCAAGGCTACTGTAGGTTTAGTAGCGTCGCCTAGAGTTTTTGTTGTTTGCCACTTATCTTCTAATACCATTACCATGATCGGTGCAATAACATCATCAGATGTATCCGGTGTTTTCGCAACCGCTTGCATTACGTTGCCAGTCAAAGTCAACATTTTTTCTTCATGTTTTCGCTGGGCTTCTTCCCGCTTGGTTGTTTCTTTTTCTGCCATCAGTTGTAACGTGATGTTCTGCTCTTTCACGGCTTGGGCGTAGTCACCATAACCGATAGTACATCCTGTAAAAGACATACATAAGAGTAATGCCACTGCTGTTAAAACCAATTTGTTGATTTTCATAATTCTTGCTCTCCTAAATAAGCATTGACGATTGGACTAATTGCTCTCCTGTAATAGTGTAGTCAGTTTATTAGTAAATATAAAACCCCTGACTAATACAAGATTAGTAGGGGTTTTATCTAAAAAATTATATTTATTTTAGGCTGAAAAGATTAATAAACTTAGTATAAAATTCTAGTGGTGTATGTGGGTCTAACCAACCAGATATTATACCTCCTTTATTTAAACATAGTTTAGCTGCTGCCACCATATCCTCAATTTCAGGTAAGGTGTCCTCATCTATATGTTTATAGAAATCCATAAATATAAAATCATATTTATTCTTTGTACGCAACATGAATTTCAAACCGTCTTGATTCACTATTTCATGTCTTTCTGGGTCATATACGGACCATTTTTCTAATTTATTATCAAGTAATTTTATAGTATCGTTATGTGAATTTATTACATCTTTACGTAATTCTACAGTAGTTAATGATTTAACTTGTGGATATGTTAAAATACATCTTGAAGCTACACCTAAACCTAAACCTATTTCTAAACAACGTCCTCTAGGTTTATCCCCTAACTGTTCCATATAAACTGTGTATTCACTTTCCAAAGCCCATAGGTTGTGCCCTGGTCCCACCTCTAAAAATAGTTCTCCGTGCATTTCATAAACAGTAACATTACCATGATTACTCACGACCTTTCCGTCCTTAAAATAAATACCTGTTGCTGTCTGCATTGTATCCTCCAGATGTGTGTTTACTCCATTAGCTAGTATAAATTACAAAATTACATCTCCCTGCTGTTGGTCTTCTTGTTGTTCGTAAACAGCTAGGGTCAACTCTGTTAATTTAGATGCCCAATTAGGGTCATCAGCATTTTTTTGGAGTTCTGCTGCAAAATCTTCTACATCGTGTCCAACTAATTTTAATTTTCCCTTTTCATTAAATACAATATGATTAAGTTCATGTGAAATTATTCTCTTCCTATCCTGTTCAGAAGCATACTGCCAAGCTAGTGCGTCAATAATAACTATACAGTCATAACCCTCTGGAATACCGTCATCAGTTGTAAAGAATTTTACCTTTTCATTAGCTAATTCTACAGAGGCTAATGTAATATTACCTTTGTACACCCGCTTTTTAGTATCAAAAATAAGTTTAAAATTTAAACCTTCCAACCAGTTAAACTCGGTGTTTAAAACGTTGGCAAAGGTGGTCTCTAAAAGCTCGTCGGAATCAAGGTATCTGTTCATTGTAATTCTCCTAAATGTAAATTAATAATAGCTAACACTATGTTAGCATTTTTAAACTTCATACATTATACAACAACTGTATAAATAATGCAACTATTTTTATATTTCTTGTAAAGGTTTCACTGTACCATATGGCGCACCGTCATCCCAATGATATTCTACATCAGGAAAAACGCTACCAAATTTACGACGCATATAATCAAAACCTTTACCATTCCATTTACCTATATAAAAGTTTCTAGCTTTACATAAATAGGTCATGCCTACAACTAACTCTTCTCTAGGTATCCAATTGTCGAATGGGATGTGCCTAAAATATAACTCACGTATTTCTTCTTCTGTAAATTCCATAAATCACTCCACAAACATTTTAAACTCACCTGTGTTTTCATCTACAGCATAGAAAACCTTAGTAGCTCCTTCATAGTAGCCAATACATCTCCGCTCAATCCTAAATGATTCCTGTGACCCTGGCACTACTGATGCAGTATTACGAATAAAGTATGCAGCCTTACCAGTTAGATCCCATCTTCGTGTATCAAATAATAATGATAGTTGTTTAATCTGTATTTTTGGTACCTCACGCCACTCGTGTGTATCTTCAGTCATTCTGCTACCGTCATACAACAGTACTTCCCAACCTCTCTGCATAATGTTATTCCCCTTATTTCCCTTTATTATACTATAAATTACTATGTGTGTCAATCATTTTATTCACTTAATAATTTATGACCACAAAAAGGACAAAATTTAATAGGTATTCCATAATTATGAGTTTTATGAAATGTTCCTTCATCTGATATTTCCATCCATGCTATTATTATACCATAGTTAGAATATTTTTGAAACAAAAAAGGGTGGTCTATAATAACATTTTTAAAATCTTCGCAACATTCCATAAAAAATAAGGGCCTACAAACAGTAGGCCCTTCCTCCTTAAATTAAGTTTTAGGTGGGTGTCTACTTAATTAGAAGCAGATGCTTCCTCTTCAGGTGGCACTGGAGGCGTATCCATAGGAGGTGCCTGTGCATAAATCTTTTCTGCCACGGGATGAAAAGTAGCATTTAATTCTTCTACCTTCTGATTTAGTTCTTCCACAGAAGTAGTTGTTGTAAGAATCTCACGAAGTTCCTTAATTTTAGTTTCTATAGACTCCTTTTCTTCATCAGATACTTTATCACTACTCTCCTTTAAAGTTTTCTCCATTTGATAGGCAGTGTTCTCTGCTTGATTTTTTGCTTCAATCAAGCTACGTTTAGCCTTATCAGCCTCAGCATGTTCTGCTGCTTCATCAACCATACGAGCAATATCTTCTTTAGACAATCCTGAAGAGGACTCTATCTTAATAGACTGCTCTTTACCTGTACCTAAATCCTTAGCAGCTACTGTTAAAATACCGTTAGCATCAATATTGAAACTAACTTCTATTTGTGGTACACCACGTGGGGCTGGGGGTATACCAACTAAATCAAACCTACCTAAAGTTTTGTTATCCTGAGCCATCTCTCGCTCCCCTTGAATAACATGTATTGACACTGCATTTTGATTATCTGCAGCAGTACTAAATACTTGCGTCCTTAACACAGGTATAGATGTGTTCTTTTCTATAACTTTAGTAGCAATACCCCCAAGAGTCTCAATACTAAATGACAGAGCGGTCACATCAAGCAACAGAACATCTGTTGTAACACCAGCTATAATACTTGCTTGGATAGCAGCTCCCTGAGCAACAACCTCATCGGGATTAACAGATTTATTTACTTTCTTACCGAAGAAGTCTTCAACCGCTTTCTGTATAGCAGGTATACGAGTAGAACCACCTACTAAAATTACTTCATCAATATCCTTAATATCAACTCCTGAGTCCCGTAATACCGTTTTACAAGGCACTAAAATTCTTTCTACTAGATGAGCTGTCATAGCGTCAAACTTAGACCTAGATAATTTCATAGTTAAATGCTTAGGGCCAGAGGCTGTAGCAGTTATAAAAGGCAGATTAATAGTAGTCTCCGAGGATGAAGATAATTCCTTCTTAGCCGATTCAGCTTCATCTTTTAATCTCTGTAAAGCCATATTATCTTTTGACAGGTCAATGCCTTCTGATTTTTTAAACTCATCTACTAACCAGTTAACAATAATTTGGTCAAAATCTGTGCCCCCCAGAAAACTATCACCACTAGTTGCTTTAGTCTCTACAACCCCTCCACCTAACTCAAGTAAACTTACGTCATGTGTACCCGCGCCAGTGTCAACGATTAAAACCTTTTCTTCCTTCTTGCCCTCAAAACCATAAGCTAGTGCAGCTGAAGTTGGTTCTGAAATAATACGTTTAACATCTAGTCCTGCAATTTTTCCTGCGTCCTTTGTTGCTTGCCTCTGTGCATCCGTGAAATAAGCAGGTACAGTAATAACCGCTTCTGTAACAGCTTCGCCTAAGTAATCTTCAGCGTATTTCTTCATTTCAGCTAAAACAGCTGCTGATATCTCTACTGGAGAAAGCGTTTTACCAGCTACATCAATAAGCACCTCACCATTAGTACCTTCCTTCAACTTAAAAGGTGCGGTTTTTGCAAAATCTTGCACTTCTTTATCTTTATAGAGTCTTCCTATAAGCCGTTTTGCTTCGTAAATAGTTCTTTCAGCATTAGTGGCTGCTTGTCGCTTAGCTGCACCGCCTACTAGTTTACCTTCATCAGTGAAAGCAACTACTGATGGAGTTGTTCTATTTCCATCACTATTTACTATGATCTTTGAAGACCCATTCTCCATAACTGATACAACCGAAAAACCGGTTCCAAGGTCAATGCCTACAATCTTTCCCATTCTAAACTCTCCTTTAAATTTGTTAATTATTTATACTACCTTAAACTTATTCCAAATATTTAAATCATAATCAGCTGGGGTTTTCCCTGCTTCCTGTGCTAAAGTAAGCACTATTTTTTCTAATGTCAAGTATAATTTTTTATTACTTGGTGTATTTTTAGGTACTTCATATCCTAGTAATTTCAAATGTTTCAACATATGTGTGTCAAGACCTGCATAGGGTGCATTTTCTCTACTATGTATCAAGAAACACCTAGCAGTTTTCATACCTATACCATAGATACTTTCCAAGTCTTCAGATGTACAGGTCTTTAAATTTAACCCTGCTCTAGCTAACTGTGATAAAGTGCGTGCTTTTATATTGTGACACCCTGTTTTATTAGCTGCTAGAAAGTCAGCAAGCTGTTCAGTGGTGTAATGCATTATAGCGTCAAACGGTGGTAATGTCATACCGAAACTTTGCCAAAAACTAACCATATTATTTGTACATTCAGCAGCGCGGGTGCCATTTTTTCCCGCCGCTAGAACCCAAAATATAATTCGTTCTTCAAGCTCAAAGTCTGTTAAGTTATAGTTAGTTATATTAGCAGCATCTATCATAATTTCTCCTTGTTTATTTAACCATCATTATTATATAGCATGAATTATATACCACCAATTATAACACATATCGCAAGATAGTCAAGATAAAAATAAAGGAGTATAAATATTATGGCAGATTATTATGTGGACTTCACCAGGGGTACTAATGGTACTGGAACTGCAGCGGCCCCATGGAATGTGTTTACCTCAACACAAAATGCAGGTGTTTCCGCTGGAGATAAGGTATGGTTCAGACGTTGTACTGTGGCAGTCAATACTAAGGTTATTGCATTTAAAGCAGGTACTGATAACTTAAATAGAATTACTTATATAGGATGGCCTCTAGTGGGTGATGAATTTTATGATAGTAGAGAACCCACTTTACAAGCTGCTTGGGATGTTGATGGTGCTTTATGGACAATGCAATCTAATAATTCAACAACAGTATCAGTCGCAGCAGTAGACAGTAATATTAATATACATAGATTTGATGTTTACTCAGAGTATGCTGGTAATACCACCCAAACTTGCTTTAAGATGGATGGTTTAAGTAACATTACACTGAATAATTGTAGGTCAGGTATGTACGCAGTACCTCTTAATACCTCTTATACAGCAGGACAATTCTATATAAATAATAGCAGTAATATTAAAGTAAACAATTCTTATATAAATGGGCAATCACAAGGAAACACTGTTACTTCCAACCGGGAGCACACACTAACTATACTAAATAGTGATGTTGTATTTACAAACTGTGATTTTATTCATGGTAGTTCAGCGGCTACTGTATGGACACAAAACTACATGTCTGCATATAGAGCCGGGTCTTTCATTCAAAACTCTAATATAAGTTTTTATGGCTGCGATTGGAAGGATCAGTTTAACATGTCAATGAGTGTGCAAGTAGTTACAGGCCCAGCACATGTTTATTATTTTGAAAATTCCCAAGTAACTATATCAGGTTGTACATATCAATCTATGAACACTGTCGGTCTACAAAGTTTAGTAGCTTATGAAAATGGTTATGGTTGGTTACCTTTCTTTAGATTTATGGGTGCCCTAACCAATGTAAATATAGCTAGTACTGATTTCTCTTCAATTACCCATAAATCTAATCCTTTGATGGTTGATGAAAATGCAAATTTAGTTATGACCAACTGTACTTGGGATGTACTTACAGGTTTTACACAAAATGTACTTATGGGTCTATATAATGTCGGTACAATAAGTATAGATGGTGTTACATTAACATTACCAACAGCCACGCAAGAAAATTGGAACTATTATAATTGGTTTGCCTACATAAAAGACTGGGAGGCCATTACTGACTCGGCACGTTGTAGTTTTACTAATATTACTGGATCTGGTCACTTACTCGACGTAAGTTGGGAGGCTAGTGATAAACTAACTCTTACATTAACTCCTGCAAATAGTAATATATTTGGAGTAGGCCCTTTAGTAGTTTCTCATATAGCCAATATAATAGCCGATGACTGCTCATTAAATAGTTTTATTTTTTATAATAAAATATATGTGACTAATCAAGTCGTCCCAGGAGGGTCAGCACCAACAAATACTGTAAGATGTAACAACTGTAGTTTTTATAATAAGCCCATAGTACTACACGAAAGTTATGCGGCATATATTAAAGCCACCTTATACGGCTGTGTTGGTACAGGCACCAATATAATAGACGTTAAAACAGCATTAGCATACACATCAGACATAAAAGCTCTAAGAACTAGAGGTTTTATAGGTACCGGTAATTTGAGTGCTACAGGCGAAAATGTGTTACTACAAGTACTTAATAGTTATAATGGGGGTGTATCTTCTTATACAAATAATATAATGAGTATATCTTCATCTAGTGTAGCTAGAGCAGGTGGTGCTGGTTATACCAACGCTATATCCAAACTCAATGCTAATGGGGTTAAACTCAGATACCCAGCTATAGGTGAGGATTCCATTTGGGTATATTTCCCGACTGCTGGTAACTACGTAGTAACTGCTTATATGTGTTACGAGAGTATTTCAGGGGCGTTTATTCAGGGAGATATAGATCTTGGTCTAGAAATAATGGACTCTTATTCATATCCTTTTAGGGGAGGTACCCTAAGTGAAGATGTTCTAAGTGTATGGACAGGTATAAGTGGCGCTACAAATATAACGGTATCTGATGTTGTTACTATACCTAAGCCTCAATACTGTCCTATATTTTTAAATATATACCCCTCACTTCCTGGGCAAATTATATACTTTGATCCTAAAATATTAATAACTGCTGTATAATATGGTAATTCATGCTTCATATCCAGTTTACTATACTCCTGATAGTACTAATAGTGGTATAGTAAACGTATATGGTCCTATAGTTCATGGGCCAACTACTTCTGGTTTTGTTGGTCCACAATTACCTGCAGGTGGTGTAGGTGCGTACTTTCCAGACGCTACAATTAACCCTATAGTGTACCTGGAACCACTTATGGGTGGGTATACTACAGGGCCAACCATAATTCCAGAGCTTTCTAAAGATTTTATACCTAGTATACAATATATTAGTGAATCAATACAAAGTACAAACAACGAGGCAGTACAACCACTAGGCTTTACATACTTTGTATATGTAGAACAAAACGTATACACAATAGCTATTAACTTATCTGCATTTGTAAATGTAATATCTATAGAAGATATAGTAGGTTATATAACACCAACACAACAGTCCCTAGATGATTTATCAAGTTTTATTAGAAGTTCTACAAACAGTAATGAAAGTTTTGAAGCAGGTATTGGTGTTGTTGTTCCACAACTATTATTTCAAATATTTACTAAAGGTGAATTTATTTATGCAGCCGTACAAAAAGGTATAGAGATATTTGATGTTCACACAGGTAATTCTTTATATCTAAAAGATGTTCCTTATACACGAATTAAAACCTTATGGGGTAATGATACTACTTTATACTTTGGTGGTATTGGCGGAATTTTCTCAATAGATTATGCAGATCTTCACGCCGATTTGGAAAACTCAGTTATCAGCAATAGTTTCTCATTAAAATCAAATGTAGTAAATTATATACATGGTAGCGGTAATTCATTATTAGTATCAACAACCTCAGGAGTAGAGTATTTTAACTGGTCAGGAAATCCTGTAATTAAAAGTAGGGCTTATATAGAAAATGTTAGTAAATGTTTCTTAGTAGACGACTCAGCTTATTATATAACTAATACTACTATATCAGGGGAAACTACCTGGACGTTAAATAAAAAATATAATCTAATAACAGATTGGACCTTACCTACAGCTACATATAGTAATGGTGATACATTCACATTAAGTACTGCATTAACTGATATATTCGTAACAAAAGGGACTGCAGCGGCTGGTGGTAATACTATATTTTGTGCAACTACTAGCGGTATCTATGTTATAGACGAAGATACAAATAATAAAGCAATATATTACACGAGGTAATAATGGCCGATATAATGAATTGGGACAAGACTAAAATATTAAAGTTCAGTATAGACAATACCTTGATAGACGAAGAACTTACTGATTTTCCTGTACTTCTAAATATAAGTGAGACTGCAGGGATAAATAGGTTTGACTGTTCGCCTTTATTCAATAACTTAATGGATGCGACCGGTAAAGATGATACTTCTAACTATAGTCTTATACTTAATTTTGAAAATGGTTTTGTAGATCTTTCTGAACAAGAACTGCTTATTTCCTCTGGTGGTACTCCTGGGTTAACTTCCGGCATATCAAAATTCGGTAACAAAGCTTTATCACTGAATGGGGCTTCTTGGCTAATAGTAAACATGACTGATGCGTTAGTGCCAGGAACGGGTGATTTTACCATTCATAGTTGGTACTACGTAAGTGCTATTACAACTTACATACCCTTCTTTTACTTAGGATTTTACACTCTAGGTATATTTTTATATTACAATGGAGGGAAACTAACATGTATTGTAAATGGTACGATTATAAATGACACTACTGTAGCATTACCTTTAAGCAGTTGGTTCCATATAGCTTTAGTAATTAGTTCATCCATGATAATGATATTTCTAAACGGGGTACAACAAGGCACTGCTTACGGACCTTACATGAGTGGTATAGTTCCAACTAATCCCTTGTTAATAGGTAAAGATGAGGGGTATGCTAATTCATATTTCACAGGTTATATAGATGAATTTATTATTGTAAAAGGGGAAGCTTTGTGGACAACAAACTTTACGCCACCCTCAACAGGTATAAACCCTGCTAAACTAGAAATTAAAAAAATAGCAGCCATCTACCCAAGTGTACAAGAACATTGGGTAGATGGTGTTTTAAAGAACTACATACACGGTAGTACAGATGAATTATTCTGTGAAATAGAAAGTTATAGTTCAACAAATAAATCAATACAATTGTGGGTTAAAGTACCTAAAGTATTAGTAGACCAACCAACAGATATATTATTATATTATGATATAACTCAAGAAGATAACAACGACTATGTGGGGTTTACTAAGGAATACCCAGCCACACAAGTTTGGACAAATAACTATGCAGCTGTTTACCATATGGCACAAATACCCCAAGCTGGCCTAACTAGTACACTGGATTCAACAAGTAATGCCAATCATGGTGTACCTTATTCACTTCTTACTACAGATAGAGTTGCTGGTTTAATAGGCTATGCTATAAATTTTGATGGTGCAAATGATCATATTAACGTGCCTAATCATACTTCATTAATGTTAACAGGCAGCTTGACTATGGAAGCCTTTGCAAAAGTTTTGGATAACGGTACTGCTAGAGGTTTAATGCTGAAGGGTGTAATATCTAGCTGGGGTGATTACCATTTATCAAGATCAGGAGTAGATGATAAAAGTATGTTTGTACTTAATAAAAGCTCTTCTAGTGATAATGGTACAGGTAGAATAACAGGGGGTCCTATATATAAAGATGAGTGGTTCAGTCTTAGCGCAGTATATGACAAGTCATCTCAGTATTTATTTACAGATGGTATTGTGACTGCGTCTGGGACTTTTACCTCAGACGTTACTACAGATACTAACTCCTTATTTTTAGGTAGGTCCTATAATGCTTATTTTTATGGTCCTATACAAAGTTTAATATTGTCTAACACAGCTAGAAGTGCTGCTTGGATAAAAGCAGGAAGTTATATGCAAAGAGATGCGCTAATAAATATAGATTTAGGTAAACGATATAAGATATCTGGGCATGTAGCAGCTTTTGGTTCCCCTGTAAGAAGAACTATTTTTCTATATGATAGGGTGTCAGGAGTATTACTAGATAAGATTATTTCCGATGATGCTGGTTATTACACTTTATATGCAAATACAGGTGACAGGTATAACGTAGTATGCTTAGATGATGACACAGGTATGGATTTAAGTGATATACTTATAAGCAAAATAGTTCCAGTGGAGGTAGTATAGTATGGAATGGGTGCCAGGACTGTCAGGCGAAAATTTAGATATTGTATTTTCAGAAGAAGATATTAGGGAAATACGCACTGAATATAACTTTGACTTTTTACAAAGCCCCGATAGTGTTTATATACTAAAGGATGCTAATGTATTTTCATCTATATATGCAGACCCAGACGCCTCATTAACTAATGGTAGTTTTTATATAGGAACGAATAAAAGCCTGACAATAGTAAAAGTTACTAATGGTCAGGCTTTTATAAAAGATTACTATAGTAATACAATTTCAGGTTCCACAGGTGCAGCACTCATAAATGACACTGCTGTGGATGTGGTGGTTAATTTTTAACCTAGCAACCAGCTAAAGAAACTTCCTGATTCTTTTGGCATATCTTCAGGATTTCTATTAGCCCTCTCTATTGCATCATTTATTTGGTCTATTGTAAATAGTGCAGGAACTTCATTTCCATCTACCCTAATAATGTATGAAGGGTAATAAGAAGGACAGCTGCCAAATTTACGGTCCATATTATCAACTTGCTCCTCCATATAAATCTTAGAATCTACTTTCATAATTACCTCGTTAATTATATTTGGCTACAATTTTAGCAATAGCTTTCAAGTCATTCTCGAAATCAGGTGCTATATAAACAACTTTTTCCAAAGAACCATAATGAGTTTCTAAGCAATTAATTAAAAGTTCCTTAATTTTGGCCTCATTAGGTTTGTACTGAAGAGTACTTTTAGCATATAATTCCTCCAGCTGCTTTTCTTTACTTTCAAAATAATCTGATATTTGCTGTAGTGTCCACTCACCCCGCCGTATAGATTTAAGTTGTTCGTTATTCCTCTGTAAGTCTATGTCATGTTCAACTAGTATTTGTTCACATTCAGAAAGTAATCTTACTATGTGATAAGAAAATTTAGAATCATAGCCTAAAATCTTACTACCTATAGCTCTTTTACCAGCAAGCGAAAATAAGTTATTATAATTCTTTAGTTGATCGTCTGTTAAATAACCTAAAAAAGACTTTCCTCTATTTGCAAGTTCAAATTCTACATCATGTATATCTGTAGATTTAGGTATAGCAAATTCAATCTCATAGTCAATTAACTCTTGTAAACCTTTTGGGTCTTTTATATTCATCTTATGCATCTGTGAATAAGCGTATCCTTTAAACTTATGAAAGGCACCTCTATGCAAAAATAACTTCCTATTCTCTCTTACAAGTTCACTAATAGCAGTACTATGTAAAATACATGTCCTAGGCACAAACAAGGAATCAATCATATTGGGATTATTATCCATACATAATTGGAAATATTTAACAATACTAAAAATAGAGAAGTCATACTCCTTATCAGAAGAAGCATCTTTTATATGGTGTTGCTGCCATTGGTCAAACCTGGGTGAGGGTTTTCCAAAACCAGCTATATCACCAGCTAAATGTGGAAATACTTGGTCTTTTGGTGGTAGACAAAAACCATAAATGTCAATATCACTACCTAAATTTGCAACACCATAAGCCACCGACCCCATATAGGTAGCATACATAACATTATCAAGTAAAAACTTAGGTGCTGTAAGTTTACCTAGCTTATTTAATTTCTTTAATAACTCCATAAGACCTCCAAAAACAAGAGTTCTAAACAAACATAGTTTAGAACTCTAATTACTTTAGCATAGTAAAATTTTACTTCTTACTTTTATTAAAATTGAAACCACGTTTAACTTCTTTAACTTCTTCTTTAGCTGGTTTAGGTTCCACCTTAACTTCCTCAACCTTAACTTCTTCAACAACAGGCTCTACTACAGTCTCTACTACAGGTTCAACAACCTCTGGTACTACTTGTTCAGCAGTACTGATCATTAAGTCAGCTTCTTTTATTGATGTTTCAATGTAAGGTTTCATAGCAGTCATAATTTTTTTAGCATAACTTCTTGACTTAGCTACAGAACCAAGATCATCATCTTCACACCATTTATTGCCAAGTGTTTCAAACTCTTTTACATACGTCATAATTTCTTTAAAAATTTTCTTAGATACTTTTTCCATGATGGCTCCTTATATTTATTTTAGTCAGTCACATTAGCTCTGAAATTAGCCAAGCAATCTGGGGTCACACTTTGGCTAACGGCTTGTACGTAAGCATTCTTAGATGCCTCTTTTTGGGTCTTTTTATATTCTTTCCTTGTCCTTATATTATAGGGTACATAAATAGCTTCCATTTTATTAGGCTTTTTAACCTTTTCAGGGGCATACGAAAATAGCTCACATAATCTAGATTTATTTTGAGCAACTTTATTACCTTTGACTAAACATATAATACCATCCGTATTTTCACAAACTTTACATCTTACTTTCATAATATCTCTCCTTTAGTTACCAAGAAACACACATATCTCTTATTTCATCTGTACAACCCCAGTAGTCAATATCAATTTTTCCCATATCTACATCCCTAGAATCACACTCAACCTTAAACCCTTTAGCTCTTAGCTCTTTCTTTATAGCATCCATATAACTACTATTTAGTGTACATACATCTAAGTAAGAACCACCATATGTAATATGCCGTATCCCAGAAGAGGCTGCTTTTTTAATATCCTTATCTAGATTTTTTCTAATGTGTTCTGATAAACTAGTAGCTTGCATTTTCAATACATTCTGATGCTGTTCTTCTTTTTTCTTCTTTTCGGCCCAACGTTTTTTATTTATAGCCTCAGTGGTTTTGTTTGTTAATCTTTGAGCACTTTTTGCATCCATATAGTTACCTCGCTAGTTAAGATAAAAAAATTCACAACAAGGGTACTTTCTTCCCTTGTCGTCTAAAGGTTCTTCCCAATTAGATGGATCTGAGTTTTCATGATCACCGTCTTTAGGTTCCATATTACAACTACATCCTCTCGGTACACAATCATCACAATAAAAGTCATTTGTTTCTGGACCTTCATGGCTTGGCATATATACCCAAACTGCTATTCTACCACAATCACAATAGTCTGTCATCATTTATTTACCTCTATATAGTAACAATCTGGAAAATTATACATAGTGCACCTTCTTCTTATAGTAGCCCTTGAAACACCAAAACATTTTGCAGCCTCTAAGGTAGATGTAAAATATAAGTCATGCACTATACATTTTGTACTATGTGATGGTGGTGCGCCCTTTATATCTTTATTCCAAGGAATGTTACCTTTTTTAAAATCTACTAAGCCAAGTTTTAACCTATCTTTTAGAGTTAGCTTTTTGCCATATAAGTAATTTTTAATTCCGAGCTTTTTACCTTTCTTAGCCTTACTAATGTTTATTTTTTCCTCTTTAGTACGTGGAATATTTTTATTCCATGAGGGTTTACCTTTGAGCTTGGCCTTTATCATATCCATAACTTCTTTAGGATGTTTTTTACCATACATGTGGTTATCTCTACCATAAAATGTTGGAGGGTTTCCACCACCTTCTGTAATATTATAACAATTAGTATCCTCTAAAAGTTCATCAGTAATAAAGTTCTTTTCAAAAGCATAAGCACTGGCTTCATCATAAAACAAAGCTAGTGTTTCTCGTGTAAAATTATTACGTCCATACTTTTTTATAGCTTGAAGTATAAGTTTACCAGAACCTAAATACAAAGTAGATTTTTTACTATTCACTTTATGTACACCAATATAGTATTTGTTATTAATAAGATTTGTTGTTTTATATACTAACCACATTTAAAAGCTATCCTTAAATTTTGACAGTAGAAACATACCACAACTAGCTGCTATTTCAGCACCTGGTGATATCTGAACCTTTATATTTTTATGTTTTTCATATAAGGTATCTATAATACTATCAAAGTTTTTAGACTCTGTAAAAGTTGTACCATCACACTTATTGAATCGTAAAAGACGCAACTCAATATTATCAAATACATCTAACAAACCTAATAAATAGGTTATGTCAATATCAGAATCGTTCACGCCATCAAAAAACATATGATGTAGTATAACAGTTATACCTTGTTGTTCTAGTTCTTTAAAATATTGTATGGCACTATATACATCTACTGTATGGGGTATCAACTCTTTTCTAGTACCTTCAAAAGCACTATGTACGGAATAGAAAATTCTAAAAGGTTGTCTATCAGTACCTTTTACATAATTACGTTTAGGATTTAGATGCATAGCCCAAACACTGTTAGATAAAGCTTTTATATAATCAATCTCAGTTGTAGGTATTTTAGGTAAAGTAGTAGCTATGTCAACACCATCTATACCTAAAGACATATCAAATCCTTGTATATAACTTGCTATATCTTCAGTTGCATTATATACTAACTCTGTGTCTAAAAAACCATCTCCCATACCCATCCAAGAAAGCTTGGTGTACATCTGTCTTAATTCAGGTCTTACTGTTAGCTCACTATTTAGTGCTTCTACTACGTTTAAAGCTATAGCTTCTGCGGATAAACGATGATAAGGGCATTTTTTAACTGTTAGGTAACAAAACTTACAACCTACAGGACAACCCACAGAGCTACTTATAAATATATTATATTTGTTACCTATATTACCATAACCACCACACCCCACCTCTCCTGGAGGGGTGGTTTTTATTGCTGTCTCTGAGCCGTCATCATGTACATATTTAGCCACCTGCCCGTTTTTGGTTCTGTATACTTCCATAAACCCTCCTACATTTTTTGTATAATAGCACTAACTAATTTACCATCGACAGAGGCACCAAAATGATTTTTTACAATTTTAACCGCTTGCATTTTATTACTAAGTGCAGAAAAATCTATAGTGGTTATAAAAGACAACAACTCTTCCTTTGAAATCTGCTTGGGTAAATAGGTGTCAATTAAAGGTTTTAAAGTACTTACTGATGTAGGCACTAACTCTAGTAGTTTATCTTCACCTGCTACAATTAACTTTAATACGCGAATAGCTTGGTCATCTGATAAAACACTGCCTATGTATTCCTTACCATCTTTGGTACCTTTAAGTCTAGAAAATTCACCTAAGATATATTTTAAATCATTCGTATTGTCACTATGGGTTTTCATGGCTGTATGTAAGTCTTCTTTAAGTCTATCATGTAAAATCATTTTGGTACCTCCTTGGATACTATTTTAAAACATATCTTTTACTTTGGTCTACATCGAAGTAGTAACGATTACTACCTTCCAAAAATTTATGGAAGTTAAAAATACCTGTCTTACGATCATACACCATAAGCCAAGCATATACTGGCTTTTCACCACGTATAACCTCTGTTATCATTTTTTTGGCGTAAAGTAATTGACGTATAGTAGCATCTTTATCCTCAGAGTTTTTTGCTTCTACAATATGAATACTTTTAGCCCCCTCATAACAACCATCTACTTCTATTTGTACTTTTTCTACATCAAAGTCCATTTTCCCCAACTTAAATTTAAAAGATGCACGCCTTTTATTTCGTAGGGTCAACGAAACCTTTTCACCAAAACAATCATCCAATATACTATTATAGTGAGCCAAATCCAAGGCCATAGACTCTGTTTTAGACCCCTTAGCGAACCTATCTATAGTAAGTAATCCTTCCATTTTCTTAATTGGATACACACGCATACCAGAAATATCTGGGATTGGTATAAATGGGTTTTCTTTTGTAAGTCTATATTTACCATTTTTAATAGCAAGTACAGAGATATTATTATCTCGCATAATAGGTGGTTGTTTACTTTTGTTATCCATCTTAGCTAGTAACCTTGATTCTTCTCCTGTAATTTCCTTTAGTGTATCGGAAGTAACGTCAAGGTAACCATAAGTATTCACATGTTTAACTACATCCAACTGTTCAAAAATACCATTCCATGCCTGTCTAAATTTACTCATTAAGTTATTCTCCTTTTATAAAAATAAACCTGTACAACTTCCCTTGTAGTTTCTTATTAGAACTTCTCCTTTATCTTTTCTAGATTTAGCTGATGCACCTACACTGTGATAAACATCTATTGAATTTATTTCAAAATCTTTGAATAAGTCTCTAGTTAAAGGTGTATCAGAATTAGATAGCAAAAACTTTGCACCTTGAGCGTCAACCAACTTACAGTAGTCAACTATGCGCTCTTGGTCCTGTACTCCAAAACCAGCCGAAGTATAATTTGCAAAATTGGCTGTGTCCGAGTATGGTATATACGGTGGGTCAAGATAAATAAATGTGTCTTTATTTACATAGTTTAAAGTCTCATAAAAATCAACATTTAAAATTAACGTTTTACGTAATATTTTAGAGACGCTTAAAATATGTTCTTCTTGGGGAAAAGTAACTTTGTCATACTTACCATACGGAGTGTTCATTTTTCCTTTGCTATTACTCCTCCATATACCGTTAAAGGCCGTTTTATTGAGATATAAAAAACGAGCTGCCCTACTTAAACATGATTTTTCATCACGCCAATCAATATCTCTATCTGTGGCTCTAACGATATAATACTCTTCTTCAGAAACTATAAAAAGTTTTGTTAAATTTAACAACTCTATAGGGTTATCTCTTATTTGTGTATAAAAATTTATAAGCTCCCTGTTAGCATCATTAATGATACCTATATTTGGATTTATGTAAAAAAATAATGCACCTCCTCCAATGAATGGCTCTATGTAATTTGTATATTCCAAAGGTACATATAGAGATAAGTATCTTATAAGTTTAGTTTTACCTCCTACCCATTTTAATAACGGTTTAGGCATTAAAGTCCTCCACATTGTTTAGTTAAATCTTTATGACATATATTACATAATAGTATATGACCAGCAGAACTTATTGCATTAGTACCGTATTTGGCCACTTCCAGTGTATGATGCAATTCTACAACATCGCAAGTAGTACCACATTTTTCACAATAGTTATAACCTACCGCATCTAATTGAAGCTGCTTAAGATGTGTTGTTTGGCACGATCTGGCTTGTTCTTTATCAGAAGTACTTAGGTTAAGTATCGACTCTGGATCTACTAACGTGGTATTAAAATTGTAAACTTTACAAGATTGTTTGCATTTATCAGAACAATACATATTAGCATAACCACTTGGTGTTTTTATAAAGTTTTTTATTTCTTCAACTATAGGTGTATATAACTCTTTACAGTGATAACAGTTAATAACTACAAAATCACCCAATAAAGTAGCAGCGTATCCAGGATCTTTATCATTGATTTTTTCTATAAAATAAGGATTAGTGCATAAAGATCTATTATTAATTTTATTATTAGCATATTTTTTGTCCCTATTCTTTTCAAGATAGTTCTTGTCATATATAATTCGTGTAGGTATACGTGAGTCTCTATAAGTTTTTAAACAACTTTTACAATTAGAAACAAGTTTGGTTAAAGAATCCTTACGTATCCCAAAAGCTTCCTTATTCTGCACTTTACCACATTTCGAGCATTTTTTATATCCTCGTGCAAGTAAGGCTAAACGTAGCATTTTTTCATATTTTGATATACCAGCCATAAAATTACCTACTAGGCAAGGTATAACTAGTTATACCTTGCCTTAAAATATTTTTTATTCTTTTACTGAAAGTTTTCTAAACTCTTTGCCTAACTTTTCAAGGGTTAGAGTGGCTTTACGTACACGAGCACCGGCTGACTTATTATTCTTATCAGCCCATTTTTCAGCATCTTCATTAATCTCCGCCATAATTCCCATCATCTCTTCCAAAACAACTTTTGATGTTCTTTCCATTTGTAACCTCTTAATTTATTTTATTTTAACTACACCTTGAGTAAGTACATCCTTCTGAAATACATTTTATGCACCCCTCTGTAAACATTAAACTATTTTCACCACATTTAGGACATTTATTCTCATCTCCAGTTAATTCATAGGTGCCAACATACTTACCTAAAACTCTAGAGATAGCAGTACTAAAATCAGATATACTGCCATTTGTCTTCTTAAGTTGTTCCACAATGTATCTAGGTAGAGCACCATGACGTAAAGCCAAACTTAAGAGTCTTGTCATACCTTTCTGACCGTCAGTCATTAATATAGAAGCTAAATCCTTATAAATTACGGGAGACCTTCTAATAACTACATCCAATTCGTATCTTCCTTTACCTTGTTTGCGTATTATACCATTGTTACAAGTTTTTGGCAAGTATAAATCTTCAGAGTTACCACAAAAAATCTCGTAAGGTTTCCCATCAAGTAATCCTACAAGTACCGTCCACATTTCCCCCTTTATAGATGTATAGTAAATGTCACAAGGTAGTTCAGCAGGTCTTTTAGGTGCACAATTAGGCACTATACCTAAAGGCCTGTCTAATTCAGAGCAACCTCCGGGTTGTTTCTTTTCAAAATTAGCTTCACTGGTTTTTGGGTCTTCGAAAAGTAGAATACCTTCACGAGAACCATCAACATAAACAGATACTGCCCGCACACCATGATTAAATGCCTCCATATAAATATTTTCTACGTCTTTAATAGTAGATGTAGCTGGTAAATTATATGTGCAACTGATTGCAGCGTCTACCCATCTGTATATTCCAGCCATTAATTTAATTTTTTGTAGTGGATCTATATAATGTGCTGGCTTAAAAAACCCTTTAGGTAGATTTCTATTAATAATGTCGGCTAATTTAAGACCTATAGCACCATCTTCATCTAACACTGACCCAGGAAAAGCACTTAATAATTGATAGTCATAAGAATCAGCATTCAATTTATCCAGTACATAGTTTTTTATTTTATCTGGTATAATAAAATAATGTATATATTTACCTTTGTCAATTGCACGGGTTCTTCTCCAATAATAAGGGCCTGGGAAAGGTTCTACCCCAGATGAAAAGCAAGGTATTGGAAATGTACTGGACAATGATCCAGTAGGTGCTACTGACATATGTGCCATATTACGCATATACTTTACAGCACTATAATCCCCATCAAATAACTCATCTACTACATTTTTAAAATAAGTGGACCCCATAAAAGCCTTTGTATCTGAGACTAAATTAAAAGCTGGAGCATTCCCCTTCTCTTTACCTAAAGCCATAGATGCTTTAAATACTGCACAAGAGTAATGTTTAAAAAACTCGCCCACATTGGCTATAGCCTCATCGGAATCATAAGCTAAATCTTGCTTAAGAAGCCAACCATGAATATTTGTTATACCCATTCCTATTTCTCTAGTTTGTTCCAGAATCCAAGCTTGTTCTTTCAATGGAGAAAGTTTATTACGCGCTTCATAAGTAATAACATTATCGGACATACGTACCATATATGGTACTATATAAGCTAATTCTTGTGCATACTCCTCCGCGTTAGTCGAGAACATAGCATTATTCGGTGAAAGAAGATTACATACTCCATAGGGAGGTAAACTTTTTTCAGAGCACGCATTAGTACTAATTATTTTAAATCGTTTATCACCTGTGTCTAAAAATATTTGATGTACCATAGACCCTTCTCGTAATAGATCTATATATTGTACTCCTGGCTCAGCGTGCTTAAATGCTTGTTCCGCTATTAAATCAAATAACTCCTTAGCAGGAACAAATTTAGATATTCGTTCATACTTACTACCTTCTTCGAAATCAAAGTACAACTCCCAAGAAGCATCTGCCTTAACAGCTTCAATAAATTTATTAGATATTTGAACAGATATATTTGCATTCTCAAGAATACCTTTTTCTGACTTTGCTCTGATAAATTCATATATGTCTGGGTGATGAACCTTAAGACTTACAAGTATAGCAGGTTTCCTACCTTTCTGTCCGACCCATTCTCCATTGTCTACTAACTTACAAATCCAAGGAACAGCTCCTGTAGACTCTTCAGCAGCGTTATTAACAGGGGCACCTCTAGGACGTAGCGCAGATGAATCAAAACCCAATCCCTGTCTAAAAGCTGCGCATTTCATAATATCATAGTCACATTTAGAAATACTTTCCAAACTATCTTCTGCTAAAGGTAATGTGGTACAATTTAATAGTGATTTTAAGCTTGTAGCACCTACACCAGCTAATACACTACCTCCTGGTCTAAACCACCCTGACCACATTAAGGCAAACCACAGAGCACAATATTTTTCTTGTAACTCTTCCGTTTCCTCCATAGCTGCCAAACCGGAAGCTACACGCTGAAAAACATCTGCTGGCGTCTCTATTCTAGCATAAGGAGTATCAGTATCTGTAATTACTTTACCATCTGCATCCCACTTTGTACAATACTTTGTGTCAAACATCTTATGCGCATACTCATCATGTGTAAAATAATCTCTACTAGAAATAGTCTTCACATTCTCATATTTTATTACTTCAAAAATTTCATCTGATAACATAGTTACTCCTTATTATCTTATTATCTTGGCATTGCCTACGAATTCATTGACGCC